CGTTATAAACATTAAGTTGATGATTGCCTTTATCGTACCATAATTGCCCTTCAAGAGCTTGACCGCCATTTGGTTGATTTTCAGGCGATGCTACGTTTGCAAAATTTTCTAGCAAATGAAGGAAATCTTCTGCAATAATAGGACCGTAACTTGAATAATTTTTACCTACAAATGTAAGATTAGTGGAATTATTAAGTTGTTGATCTTGTATAGTAATCGGTGCATTAGACGGATTTGTTGAAGTAATTGTATAACTCATATTGTATTACCCCATTAATCCTGTTAGACTTTGAATTCTTACAGTATAATCGATTTGTATTAAACGATTTAACGACTTTTGAACTGGGTGGAAAATTACATGTGTTAATAATAATCCAGTACCGTTCAAATTATATGCAACTAATCCTAATTCATCAAAAACGTAAGAACTATTGTTATTAGTTGTATTGTCAAACGCTAACTGATCTGCAGGCTCACCGTAATCTAATAAACACGTAACAAACACATCAGTGTAAGTTGTTCCAGTAACATGTCTTGTTTCAATAAAGTTTCTAGTAGGATCAGTATTATTACTCGATGTATCATTAACAACTTTAATATATGTTTGATTATATAAACTCGCATTTGACCCCGAACTATTCGGCGACAAATACGTAATAATACCTGTTGGATCTACTGCTGTACCTCCATTACCAAACGCCATTTGATATACGAAACTATCTCCGGTATTTGCAATAGATCGAGCTAATGCTATACTCATATTTTCATAATGAATTGCATTCCTTTTATTAACATACGTAATTTTTTCAACAGGATCATGAATATGAATATGACCTTCAATATGTATGCCTGTTAATTCTCTTTTTTCCATACGAAACTCTCTTTATTGTATATTTATCAAGCACATTAACTACTAATTTAATTCAAATTATCCCAACTTGTACCGTTAAAAACCTGTAATTTTAAAGACGAACTATTAAATAGAACTGAACCAGGTACTACACCCGTTAAATTATTTCTTTCAATAACAGAATATGACGGAAATACTATAGGTGCTGTCGGAACAATATTACCTCGAATAATACCGTCTGATATAATCGACGGAGCTGATATTGTTCTGTTAGAATTTAATTTTAAATTAACAGCATCATATGTTACAATTGCATACGGTGTATTCAACGTAGGTTCTATCAGATTAATTTCAGCTACAACTGCATCTAATGTTATTGTATTATTAGAGATGTCAGTTTCATAATCGGAAATTTGTGTCTCATTTGAAATAATTTGGCTGTTAAGTTGAGCTATATGTGTTGTTCTATTTTGAGAAGGCGGTTGGGCTTGCCAATACGCCAAATCGGTTTGTGCCGAAGCCAATGCTGTTTGTGCTGTTGATAACTGTGAATTTAAAGTTCCAATATTATCCTCTAATGAACTTTGTTGGTTTAATAAATTTTGATAAAAAGAGTAAGCAGCACTAGCATTTCCGAGCACGTGAATTTGTGTAGAATCTATATTACCAGTTACATTCCCAGTTACATTCCCAATTATATTACCAGTTACATTCCCAGTTAAGTTACCAGTTACATTCCCAGTTACATTCCCAGTTACATTCCCAGTTAGCGAATTAACTGAAATCGTTATATTCTTTGTTGTATTATCAGTTGAGATTGTAACATTATCGCCTGCTACAAAAGAAAGAGTTGTTTCTAAGGAATCAGCAATAACAGTATCGTGCCCTGCAACTTCAATTTTTGATATAGATCCTCGATTCGGTTGGCTATTTGTAATTACAAATCTTCCTAGCGAGCCTGAGATTGCAATACCTTGCCCGGCTGAAATATTTGTTACGCTATTACTAATTGCTGAATACAGTTCAGTAAAATTAGAATTAACTTTTAACGCACCTTGTCTAAGAGTATCTCCGGTTCCATCATTGGGGGTTAATCCGACATTAATTAATTGCTGTGACATCTTTATTATCCTTGGTCAAATGTATTTTTTGCATTATCAAACGATGCATTATATGTATCTAATGTAACTGTTGTTTTATTACTTTCATATTTATTGATACCGGTATACCAAATACCCGGCGTTTCTTTTAAGAACAATGCGATTTTGTTATTATCATATAAAATATTAGTTGTAGAATCCCATTCAACGAGTGTTCGTTTGATTACTGTAACTCGTGTACCTACCGCAAGTAAATTTGTTAATCGAATTTCCTTACTAACCCCATCAACTGCAAAGTCCGCATCAAATCGGATGTCTCCTTCTGGGCTAGTCGGTGCTTGATTAACATTAAACATGCTATATGGCTCTTTTCTTAACCGTATGTTACCGATAAAGAATGTCCATCGTGTAGAATCATCCCTAAAATATGATGAACTAGTATGTTCACTAATGCATCGATAGCTATAAGATCCCACATTAACAATTGTTCCAACTGTATAATGAACGTTTGATGCCCATGTTAATGAATTATCGTATCCGCCAACAAATACTTCAATATCATTACATTGCTGATACCCTACCGGAATCGAAGAATACAACTCCCAATATTGGCCATTTGTTGGTACAATAGATGTTGGATTTACTGTACTAGCAACATATGATAACATGTTGACATAATAGTATCCGTTATACGATACTACATCATTAACCGAATACCCAACGGTGTTACTAAATGAACCCTTTAATGTATATCCATAATCAGTAAACCACGAATTGTTAACTGTTAAAGACGGTACAAAATTTATCGGAATTATATGATTATGATTATTAGCATTAGTTATAGTATATTGTTCAACTATTGTATTATCTGCATACGGAATATTTTCATCTGATCCAATATCTTGTACATACGATCCTGCTTTATGTACAGGAGATACACCGGTACCTAATGTGCCTCTTCTTAGTTGTCCTAACACATAAAATATAAGAATACCGTTTTCTCTATGTTCATTTATAGTAAAGTATTCGATGCGTTCTCCTCGAATTTCAACTACACCTGGACGATTTTTTGAAGGATTTGGCAGCGTAAAGGTACTAGCATCAACTACTAATATTGTTGTGTCGTTATATAAAAGATCACTATATAATTTTGAACGTTTATTTAAACTTAATCTCTTATATTGATATCGATTTAACATATCTTTAAACTGCATGTACGATATGCCCGATTCTAATATGTTATCATCAAATGTGATTAACGTAAATTCGTCATTAGTATTAGGCGCTGCTGCTAAAGTAACGCTACTTCTGTCGTCATTTAATCTAAAATCAATACTTGGAGTTAAAATCTTAGAATTCCTAATAATCCAAATATAATCATCGTCAACTACTGTTCGTCCTAATTGTAGTTGTCCATTGAATATTTTTAAATGTGTAAAATAATCAATTGTATTTGGAGTTAAGGAATTATTAGTCGTTACGTTTATTGCTGTACGATTAATATTTAACACGTCATGTTTATAGAAACTAATAATTTCAACTAATTCATTATTATACTCAACATCAAATGTAATCGATGCCACCGACGATGTAGTTGCCGGAGTATAAAAATATCCCGGATGTTGTTTAATACTAATAGTCAACTCGGCACCAACATACTTTTTAGCAATAGTTTTTGTAATCTTAATTGACATATTACTGCCGTCGAAAATATAATCAGTATTTGGTTTTAATACCGCTGTTCCACTAATAATAACCGAAACATCATTGACGTCGGCGGTGTTAGGTAATGCAGCATCTGATGATATAGTATAAATTAAATCAGCATTAGTAGTTGCTTTCCTAATAGTGTGATATATGTTATTCGGTCCTTTTAGAATATCTTGACCGACCCGTACAAGCATATTAGATTCATATGGTTTTGAATCACCGATTGTATTCTGCAACGGATATACTAGCGATCCGTTAGTCTGGATAGTTTCGGATTCCATTATCGAATATGTTTGATCACTTCCGCTCACAATAATATAACTAATTTGGTCACCGACTGCTGGAGGAGTATTAAAGTTTATTCCTACTAATTTTGCAAGTTCATATGTGTCATCAGTCTCAAATATTTCATAATTTTTAGAACTTAACATGTTACCGTTGACAAAAATTGATATGGTTAATAAAGCTAACCAAGGTGCAGTAGTGATATATTGATCTGTCACTCCGTCGCCGACAAACGAGTTAAAGTCTAAAATATTTGATCCGCTAACCCCAAACGAAGTAATAGAAACAATAGTTCCAGTTATAGGAGGGTCAACTAATACTACTGTTCTAACATTAAATTGATAATCTATAGTGTATTCATCCTTAGACAAAATCGTAACATTAGTATATTGGTTAGTAGGATTATCATACCCAGAAATTAATTTAACCAATAATGCTTGTCTGTTATTAGGGTCTTGTGTAATCTCAAATTCTGTTCGACTACCGTCCCCAATAAATGTATCTGTTTTAATTTTTGCAGAACCGCTAAAAGGACGATCATATACCTTAATTGCAACAGTATCAACAACTTGTCCAGGAACAATTTCTTCTGTTGCAGAACTAGTTGTCTGAGTAACGAAGCCATCGCCATCTATAATAATGTCATCCGCTGCAAGCCCAGTTGCAGTAGTATACACCCCACCGATGTTAGATAATGCTCCGCCATTTATTGCAGTATCATAATCGTCAGGTATAGGAGCCAACGATCCATCACTTGTACTTTGTCTAAAGATAAATGTATCTCCGATATGTACTGTAAATGTGTTCGGTACGCTAACTGTAGAAGTACGGCCGTCCATTATAATCGGAGGCATTATTGCATAAGGGTTATCCCACTGCGCATGTCCTATAAATCCAGGGTTATCTAATCTCACAGCGTTTACTTTATTAGTACCGTTTGGTGCATAATATACATTAATTTCTGTTCCCGAAGCCGGAACATAAGGTAACGTAAAAGTATGTGTAACTGAAGTCAATGTTACAATATAATCTGTAAATGTATCATCTGAACTGTCCCATCTATCACTAAAATATGGAGAACCGTCCCATCCGTAATACATGTCGAACCCGATTCCATTAACAGTTACCCCGCCGTAATCAACTCCGGACATTAACTGATCTAGGTCTTTACCTGTCTCACCTGTTGCAGGATCATAATAATACTGAATTCTGTCCGCTGCATTTAAAACCAACCAATCTTTAATGTAAGTAACTTCGATAATTGACCCTTTAATTGGGGCAGTATTAAATGTTATTAATCCAGAATATCTTGTATATCCTGATGACTTCGATTTAACAACTGTCAATGTGTAATCATCTCTTAATACATTAGAACCATTTACAGTAACTGAAGAATAACCAACACGTACATCAGGAGCCCATGCTAAAGTAAATTGCTTCTTAGATCCAGTTCCAATTGCTGTTTCAAGTTCCTGTAATTCTGTTATAAAGTATTTTTGTGTAGTTCTATCAAACTTAATACTAATTAAATTAGAACGTACTACTCCGTTGCCTATTTTTGCAATTACTTTAGCAGGAGATCCCGAAGACGACAAACCACCGTTAATTTTAACTGTTGGTACACTTAGATATTTTGAACCGCCATTAATCAGCACGATTCTATTTACAGTTCCTTTTGCAATATATGCAATTGCATGTGCGCCCGATCCACTATTACTAGTAATTTCAACAGTCGGTTGGGTGATATATCCGTTACCGCCGTCGACTATTACTAATTCAGTAATACTAAATCCAACATTATCTGCCCAAAACTTCCACGGATATGTTTCAGTTATAGTATCATATGACACAATTGTATCGTTCGAAACTTCTACTAATGCTGGAACTAATTTACCGTTTTCTAATACTGTCGGTAAGTCAAAATCGGTTGCTGCTTGATAGTTAATATCTACTGAATTGTAATTACTTACGTATTCTCTAATTTTTGTTCTGTAAGGTTTTACCTCAGACACATATGATTGAAAATCAGCTAAATGATCATTATTGTACGTAACTTTTTGAATTAAACTACCAACATTGTGTTCAGCTTTGATAAAACTAGTTTTGAATATCCAGTCAACATATAATTGTTCACTAAGGATATATCGTACAGATGTAAAGAATAAATTTAAGTACTCTTGAACTAAATCACCAACAAAGATATCATACTTAAATGCCTCAAATATGTATCTTAATTCAGTTGATGCATAATCGTCGTATACTTCTAAATCATACAATGAACTATCATACCCATACACAGTATTATCAAATTCGTACAACGACGAACTAAGTTGAATGGTACCATCCTGTAATCCAACAATACTATAACTTTGTGTCCAATCAATACTAGACGAGTCAGCATATTTTTCTAAAAGAACCCATTTACCAGAATTATTAGTTAATACTTTAACTAAACTACCAACCAGTGAATATAGATCTTTTAATTCAATAAATGTGTTAACTACAAAATTAACTACTGTAAATTGATTGTAACCAGGGGCATACCAATCAGTATAATTCCAGTATTGGGTTGTGTCATATGCCTGGGTATCAACTTTTGACCAAACAGTATTAATCGAATCATAATAATAAATGCTCCACTTATTTTTTGCGGTTGAATCATTTCTTACTAATGTTGAATACGTTCTAACCGACAATATTGTACTACTATCATATCCAATTCCAGACGATATGATTTCAACTCCATTGATTTGCCCATACGAATTAATTTTAGTTTTTAAAATTGCACCAGATCCCGATCCAACTATGTCAATAAACGGAGCGTTAATATATCCTTTTCCTGCATCAACAATAACTATATCGATTATTCTGCCATTAACGATAGTAGGAACAATCGATGGCATTACAAAATCGCTAATATTAATATAACTTAATTCTTCTACGGTATCAATAACTGTGTCATACACTCCGTCAACCGTCGTCGGTATTGGTTGTGCTGCCTCTAATCTTGATAAATCATATTGATTAACAATTTGATGTTTAATTAAAACGCGATTTGCTTGTTCAATGACTTGCTTTAACGCTTCAAATCGATTAACAACCATACTTTGACGAGGACGATTCTCAACACCATATCGAATTTTCACCGGTAATTGTAAATCTGGAACGGTACGATTCTTTGCATCAGTACCACATAAACTATCGATCCACTTTTGTTCAATTAATTCAGGTAATTTAGTAGTAGGATCAGTACTAATTAATTCCCACTGGCTATGAATATTTTGATCAATCTTGTCAATAATCCAGTATTGTACCGACAATACTATATCGCTACTTTGTAGTAACGGTTTAACATTAAATAAACTAAATGAATTAACACCAGTAAAGGCAATAAATTCATACCCGTTACCGCGAGGGTTGCTAATTAAATTAGCAACGTCATTTGCCGAAATATTTCTATTACTTACATCCGGTACTAATGTTTTATTTTTAACCCAAAAATAATATGTATTAGAAAACACCTCATTCAATTCATCATATTTTGTAATTATTGAGTATGCACTATTTCCATATAGGCTAGTACCACTAATACCTCTTGCTAGTCCAGCTGCTGTGTCAGTTGTTGCATCCCAATCCGATGGTAAAATTGATGATTCAACCCATTCATAAATATCGATACTTGCGCCCGGGAATAGTTGATTCCATGTGTTATTTCTATAAACTACATCAGAATCATAACAGTTAAAGAATTTTGCAGTTCTTAAATCCCACCATAATTGCCCAACTTGTGCAGTCGTCCATGCTTGCCCTGAGCTACTAGGAATGGTGCCATCGCTATTTGAATATACTGCCGGATCAAAATAAGATTTGTACGTTAGTTCTTCGTCGGCGACTCCTAAGATTTTACCCTGTAACGGGTCAACGACATCAAGATGTGTGACTATCGTATCTGTTTTTTTGTTATATAAAAACGCCTTCTTTATCTTCTTTACATCAACTTTATCAATTTCTTGATTAACGATAGTCCATGTAAATGAATTAATCGGTTTTTTATATTCGTACACAATACCCGATCTAACATTAAGATCAAATCCGTATATAGAACTTAGAATAACAGTATCGTCGCCTGTTGATATACTGTATCCATATTGCGACTCGTTATCATCTAAATTGTCTAAACTTTCAGTAAATATCCAATACGAACCATATTGATCATAAATGTCAACGCGGCCTTCACCTTTAGTAGCTAAGGAGAATATTGTCGATTTTTCATCAAATGTTGTATTGTTTTCATCAAATATAATCGGATCATATCTTACCGAACTACGACTAAAGACCACTAATGTATCAAAATCATTCATGAATGAAACGTAACTACCAAAATGCTGAGAAGTTTCGGGAGCTATATTAGTAATCTTTTGATATGGTACATATTGTGTATCTCCATATTCGTATATTTCTACTTTACCTTCATTAATTTTTAAACCGTCATATAATACAGAAGAAATTACAATGTAATCTGCTGCATAAGATACATCAACTCCCTGGCCAAATCCCAACCCGTCACCTTCTGTATCTGTAATAACTTGTGACAAATAATAACTTATACTATCGTCAGAATTATATACAAATACTCGTCCCGGATTAACAGCACCTATTATAGATACACCTGCTGAGCATATTAATAACGTCGAAACATCTTTACTCATAGCCATACGATAACCAAAATTACCGCCAATTGCAACATTATTATGAGTTATCCCTACTTTGTCTTGCCAGGTCCATTGAAGAATAACAAATTCTAATATACCGACCGGCTGACTGTCAGGTTCAACATCAGACTGAATTGTTGTACTATCAATTATCCTTGCTACAATTTGCCCGGTTGTAAATCCAGTCCCCACTATACTCATGCCTACTGCAATTTTAGCAGTATTAGAAACTTTAATTATTGTACCATTACTTCCAATCGGATTATAATACACACTTGCATAAATCACCGGTTGGTATGTTAATTGATATACTACCCCTTTACCGTTATTGCCGCCTGGAGCATTTATAAAAAATGTTCCATTACCAAAGGTTAAATTTGCACCAAATTGTTCGTTCTCAGCAGGCGATGGGCTAATAATGGTATCAACTAATGTAATGATGTTGTTATCGTTTACTTTATAAAGTGTTACTGCACCTTGCTTCATTAATGACGAATTAGTGCCGCCTGCATCGACTGGAATATATTGTGTAATATTCCAATAATCTGCCCAAAGCGTAACTATAACACCATTTGAATTAGTGTCGTTTGTTAATGTAAGTTCGTTACCTTCAAATGTATCAGATACTGTAAATGCAGTATCACTTAAAATTCTTGAAACATAATAAACAACATCTGCAATTAAATTGCCAATAGTCTGCTTAAAGATAATAGATTGCCCTGGGTTAGCTGGGCCTGATCCTAATTGATTAATAACTCGATTGTTACTAATCGCAGTAACTAAACAAGTCGGAGGATAGTCTTCTGGTACATTTTGTGTTGCCTTATAAAATTCTCCCGAAATAGGATCACGTATAATATCCTTAATATTATACGATGATAAATGTTGCCATGCTCCTTTATATCGAGTGCATACATGAGATGCTTGAGGAATACCAACCGCTACCCAATTATCTGCTGCTATAATCTCTTGACTCGAAATTGCTAATATATCACCAATATAATGATTAGTAAAATTAGGGTCGGTATAAGTTGATATAAATTCAGGCGGTACTGTTTGACGAACGAGCCACGATGAATTTAAACTTGCTTTGTCACGGACATAAAGTGTCCCGCTGTTGTCAGTTGTAACCAAAAAATCTGTTGAATTTGTGGTTGCAATGCTAAGACCGTATTGTGAAAAAGCATGAGGAGAAGTATTAATTATTATTGATTGATTATATACTTTATTGTATTCCCAGGTTGCCCATTGGCCGTTTCCATTACCATTTTCATCTGTCCACATTAATTCATTAGGTAATAAATTGAGAGAAGTAATCGGCTCTGCAGAATCGATCGAGCTTGTCCGTTGACTAGTTAAGGTAAACACAACTACATTTGTTTGATCAGTGAACGTAACTGATGCAGGGGTAGACGATGACACTACATTAAACGCATTTAAATTAACCGATACTACTTTATAAAATCCTGCAAGACTACTATCAACTTGTTCTAAGGCAATTACTGATCCAACTTGTACCGTAACAAGTGCATCTGTAGTAATTTCGAGTTCTTGCACACCGTTAACAATTACTCCAACAATATCTAATACATTCATATAGGCGCTTGAATACCGATAGACATTCCAATCTTGTTTATCAAACCCACACCAAATATAATCTCCCATATTAATCAGAGACCATGCAGTTGATGTATCACTCGGTGCAACATTGATATTATCTATCTTTGCAATATAAATTTTATATTTTCCGGTATGGTCGGCGGCGTAAGTCACAATATTAGTTGCATAGTATTGAACGCCGCTGTCCCAAACTGTGTTAGTTAATAATGCATCAAGTGTGCCTATTGCAACTTTAACATCAGTTAATCTTGCGTACCCTGCAGATCTTAAGTAAGGATTAAAATTTGCTAATACTGGCCACGGTGACGATGTATATCCTAAAGGCTTTAAATATACATCATTCGGAGTTTGTACTATTGTTAAATTATCAAGCGATGGTGACACAATACCATATGTTAGTGAGAATGCCGCACCTGATCCTAAATTGCCGGAAGTATCTGTAATTGTCCCCACTGACGAAAACGATCCAGAATTTACAATTCGATTAATTGCAATAATTTTTCCTGTACTATCTGTTCTAACATTAAAGACGCAGGTACCAGTCGACGTTGTTACCGTTAAATTAAACTTTTCGTTACTTTCATATCCCGATCCGCCATTTGTTATTTTTACATCTGTTACTGTGTAACTTAATGTTTGATATATTGGCGGTACAGTATCAAGAAGCTCTACACCTTGAGGATTATTATTAAATTTTGCTTCGTCTAATATAAATTCAATTTCATTAAATCCAGAATTTGCACCGTATTGGCCGACACGAACTGCCCATTCTTCGTAGAATTTTAAACTTTCTTTTCCTTCTTCTGTTAATACATTAAACAGATTATTAAAAACATTTTGTGTCCCTTTATCTCGAATCATACCTTGATAGAACTTAAATTCGGACACATCATCCTGGATGATATTATCAAGATATTGTCTCTTTTGATAACCAATTAAATGATGCGCCATTGTCTGCTGATTACTATCAAAGTTATCGCTATCTAGACTATAAAAATCAGTAAACTGACCTGCTTTATAGGTCCAATTTGGTATCAACTTAGGGCTCGGTTTTGACGACAGTTGAGTCCATTCTGATGGAGTAAACGCGCTAGTTCCTGGTAAAAATGAATTTGCACTATAATAAAATTGCTGATATTTTACAACATCACCGAGCTGATAATCTTGCCACTCAACCCAATTTTTAAATACTGCTTGATCAAAGATAAATCCAGGGATGTTAAATGAACCATCCCAAACCGTACTAACATGCGCAGATACTTTAATTCGTTCTTGTCGATATCCAGTCGCCGGACTATAAATTAAATCATTAAAGATCGTTTTTTGATCTAACAAAATTATTTGTTCTTTTTGTACTAGATAGAAGGTTGCATTATAAATTCCATCATTCTCTTCCGGTGAGTAGGTAACTGTATTTTCGTTTCTATAAACATCAATAGTCGACGGATCAATAGGAGTCCCGTCAACTTTAAATATTTCGTAGGTGTAAAACGGATTCGTGATGTCGTCAACTACACAATTGTTCGTTATAAATGTAAGACTTGCAGCCGCAGGGCTCAAAGAAATCACTGAACTGCCTATTGTACTCAGCCCTTCTAACTTAACAAAATCACTACTATTAAAATTACTAGAATTAATCGAACTACGAATCACTCGATAGTAATCACCCTCATATTGAACAATTGTTCCGCCTACAAATTCTATATTAGGTAACCATTGTTTCCATTTATCTTCACCAGTCGACCAATTCTGTGTTGTCCAGAACATGAATTCTTTAGCACTAGTTGTCCAGTTTGTAACTACACTTAATGAATCGCTAAAATTATCAAATCTAAATCCTTGATCTATCAACCATTGTTCATACCCTAATAGAAAATCAACAACATCTTGTATTGTTCTTAACATGGTTCCATAAGACATAACAACAGGATTAGTTCTATTCCATCCTGTTCTTAACCGAGCTGAACATCCTCCGATAATCGGTAAGGTTGGTAATTTTTCATAGTATGCAGTATCTAGAGGGGTACTAGTATTAGTAACTAACACTCGATAAAAATTTTCATTGTATTTTACAATAGTGCCGGCATAATATTCGTTTCCTGCAACCCATGTTGAAAATGTTTCAGATATCCCGCCTACAGTAACATTAATTCCGGTTACATTCCATTGATAATATGTAAAATACGGATCAACTTGACTATATCCTTTAATCTCAAATCCATTTGCTAACTTTGTAATAATTACACCACTATATGTAATCTTTTTAACAGGCGAAGAACTATTTAAAATTAATGTATAGTTTTCGTTAGGAACAAATACTCCACCTGTTGATAACGGAGATCTCGAATCTAATATTAAATTAAATTGTTCTTTACTACTAAATGCACCTGCTCGATAAGATAACTGTGCATTAATATTGTTCAAATCATATATGTATTGAGTATATGCAGTTAAATCTAATCCCACAATATAATCAGTAAGATAATTGATAATACCCGAAGTCTGAATTTTAGTTGCGCTAGAATAGATACTCGGTATTGCAATGGTAGAAGGGTTAACTCTCAATCCAGTGTCAGAGTATATTAGTTGTCCGGCTAAATTTCTAATGACCCTCGACCGATCTAATAATGTCCCAAAAGTTTTTGCAGGATGCATTAGCATTGCTGTAATTAAAAAACTAAATGGGTAATCTGAGCTTCTTCTCCATGCCCCTTCTACCGGTCCTTGATCACCAAAAACAAAATCATCAGCAATTGAAGCTGTCACTGGACCAGTTGCCCATCCAGCTGTTAACGGATCTAATAATGTGCCGTCGCTATCAACAGGAATTCGATTGATTAAATCCGGTCTCACAAAGTTAAGAAGTTTGATCGTTGGAACATTTGGTTGCCTAACAACACCGTCTGTTAAATCTTGCCACATGATTAAATTATCACTAGTATATGGTGCTGAACCATATACTTGTTCCCACCAAGTCGGTTTATCATTAAACCCTAACATTTCCCACGGTGTTTGATCAGGACTATCGGTATCTAGAACATAATTGTAAATTCCTCTCCAATATCCTGGACAACTTGTGCTGTTTGGAAGATCGAAATCTTTATAATTAAATGTTAAACTTATAGTACGATCAAATTTAATATTCTGCGTGTAGTCAGCCCCTACGACTTTAACCCATTTATAAAAATTAGGCGCTAATATTTCATTAAATTCAGTTAAGCTATATTCGGTTGTTCTATTATAACCAGGAATAATATCGTAGATATCAAAAATACTAGAATCATATTTTACCTTTATATTGTTGTAAATTCTTTTTTCTAATTCTAATAAAATTGCATCACGGAAATCTGTAAACACTCCATTTACAATTTCACCATACAGCACAGTATGACTGCCGTCGTGCCCTTGAATCATCCATGTTGGATTCAATAATGCAGTATCTAAATATGCTCGAGGGTCGTATGTTGGCCATATACCTAACTTCGACGGTGTAGGTGGAACAAAACATCCGTTTGTACTGTCATATTCGTTGATGGTTATTATATCGTCGTTATGCAATTCTGCAGATATTATAACAAATCCTTGATCATCAAAAGAATAATCATGTTCATACAACAATTGTGTTCCATTCAAATATACTAATACCGCCGTTGTCGATAATGAATCTAAAGAAAAAACGTTGCTTAATGGATAAGATTTAATTCTATAGTCAATTACCGAAATCTCAGTTTTGATACTTGGGCCAAATGGAACCATATCACTAAAATAATAAGGATCAGTGTTTGGTCGGTCTTTGGTCATCTTTTGTAGAATTAAATCAACCATAGTAGTCGGATTTGTATCTACCCCTAATGATTCAGAAGTTTTTATAAAGTTTCTCTTGAATTTACTATATTCAATTTTTGAATGTTCGATCGCACGAACAATATTATTCTGTTCCGATGTAATATGATAAATTGAAAGGCTCAAAGGTGCGCTATGCTGGAGGAACTTAGTACCATATAACGTAATGTTTCCTAAATCTCGTAAATTATTTGTACCCGGTGATGTACCAACAAACGATATAGTGTTAGGTAAATTATCGACAATCGAATTTACATGATCAATCACTTCTCCTAACGAAAAATTGGTTATCAACTCATTAAAAGGATTATTTTGTAAATTATACGGAATTTCATAAAACCCGTTGCTATTGATTGCTTGTTTAGAAAACGCTCGCATAGTCAATACATCACTAAGAGCAATATCATTAACTAGTGTAATTTGTTTGTATAAAGGATTTCTAATTGCAGTTGTATCAGTTGTAAAATTCCAATTAACGGAATCAAGACGAATACCGTTAACATAAATTACTAATTTTAAATCATCTAACCCATTAATATTATCAAAAATATCCAGAGGGAAATTGTTAATCCACCCAGAATTTTTATAGATTCTAATTGCTGCTTGTGTTGTTGTATTAGCAGAAGTTTGCCAGCCATTAACATAACTCAATACATTATTGTTGTTTGTTTTAACAAGATAACCAACATTGATATTTTTTGTAATAATCTTTGAGGTGTCTTTGTAACTAAACGAATCAGTTGCTAAATCAAAATTAAATAATATATCGCCAATGTTGTTTATATTACCGTAAGACAGAGGAAATCCTAATACAGTATCATCTGATCCTGTTCCTACCTTATATGAAAATAACTTAGTTCCAATAAAGGTCGAACCTGCATAGGTAGATTTATTACCATAACTAACATTATTGTCATCAACAATATCGAATAACGGAGTTTGATTTAACTGGTTTTTTTGTTGTGCTATATTCCATGATACTCCGTCGTACCAGTACATATATCCTTGAGCACTTTTACCTGATCGAATTAAAACAACATCATTTAGATTAGGTGTTGCATATTCTACTAAATTAATCAATCTAACGTTACTAGTTGAATTATGGACTGTAACAAAGTTAACTTGATATATTTTGTTTACAACCTGCATATCAGTATCTGCGGTAACTAAAATCAGTTGGCCGTCGATTAGGTCTATACCATCAATGTTATATCCAAGTTGTCCTTCGATATTTGAAAAAATATCCGTTGTAAATGAATCAACTAAATCAACATCTGTAATTGCATTAGTTCCAAAATTAAACAACTTTAATCCGGTCTCAAATTCGATAATCGGACGAGTCGCTCTTGCCGTTTGATCCAACGATGCTACAGTTCCGTTTAGTTCTGCACTTTTCTTAATTACGTCAATATGAAACCATCTATTATTACGACTCCATGGATTATGATCATTGCTGCTACGATCAATAACAATATAATCAGGAGTTTGAGGATATGATGATGCATTACTAAATGGTAGCGAATCAAACGGAGTATCATCAAATAACACCGATTCAGTAACAGTATATGGGCCGATAATTTCTAATGTAGATTCATTTATTAATCGAATACCTGTGCCTACACCTTCAACATAAAAATGTCCAGTAGCATACTCATTCGGAGTTACTGTACCGATAAAGGATACCTTCATTCCATTACTTAAAGATGTACCGTTTTCTAAAGTAAAAGTCTTCTTTCCTATAATTTCTTTTTCAACATCAATAAACGTATTTTCGTTGATCGAATATATCTCAAAAATACCGCCTACATCCGCATTACTTTCACTTACATAATATAAAGTTTTTGGTGCATTATCCGGTACTGTAAAAGTTATTGTGCCGTTTTCTACTGCATAACCGTCGACTCCGACATCGGTATACCTATCTAAAAATCCAACAGTTCTTGCAGTTTTAATAGAAAACGGGTTACCTGGACTACTAATATCAAAAATGTATGTTTGACCTTTATATAACTTGATCGTCGGATTCGGCGTTAATCCAAGCACTCCGTTTGGTGAAAATATATAAACGTTATCGCCTAAATCATTTTGTATCGATACATCATAAGTGCTTATAATCTTTTGTTGTTGCCCAGAAATCTGAATAGACGATGGGCCATATGGTAACCAATAATAGTGTTGAAAATTTACAAATTTATCCCAATTAATATGCGGATCCCAACTATAAAACTCTTCAGAATTTAATCTAGCGTGATTTGTAACATTGCTACCGAATACCCCAAGTTGGTTAATATAGTCTTGGTAATCTTTAAAAAACGTATTGTTACCCGACTCATCATTAATAACTAAGCCCGGCTCTAATTGATAATTTTGTCGTGTCAAATCAGCTGCATGAACAAATACATCATTGCCTGTGGTTGATTTAGCATATTCACGACCGATATATCCATTAATCTTTTTAACAGTCCCTGGTTGTATTAATTGATCAACTGTAGCGTGTAAGAATTTTTTATTTGCATCAGTACGATAATACTGTGGTAAAAATTCTGAACTTATATTTGTATTATTTCCGGTTGGGTTACTGTTATCAGCCATTAGATGCTCCATAAGGTGCGCTTGTTACATTTTGTGATGTAGAAGTATTAGTAGTAGTTCCAGTTATTGCTTTAAGTACTGTTGGGGTTAATGAAGAAACGATCTCGATATCATTAACTGTTGCGCCATTAACAAATAATTGATCACTAGCAGCAGTGATTTCAAATAGATTGCCAAATCCTATACCGCCCTGACGAGGAACCACAACAAAACTTGTAATATTCGGTGCCAACTGTTGCATGACATATGCAGCCAGTTCTGAAAAATAAAATGTATCGCCAAAGTCCCAATTTTCTAACGCAAAGAACTGATTAATTGCAGCTAATACACTTGTTTGTATATAATTATCCGAATTAACTTGAGCTGGATTTTTTACAACTTTAAATGATGCTTGTACATCAGGTGTTGCATATGAGCCAAACAGTATTTTGTAAGTTGCCGAATGGTAAACAATCTCGTCAGACATCGACTTAATAAGATTTAACTTTGGTGCTAAAATATCATATAATTCGTCAGAACCTGGAGGTAATGGTTTTATTATTGTAGACGGAGATGCTAGCCATTTTCTAAATGCAAGGTCATAACTTGTAGTTAATATATACACATCAACGATATTACTCGGACTTGGATCAATACGCGACTCGTAGTTTGCACTATGTACATACTGGAATTTTAGGTTATCTCGCCCAACATACACTTTATAGTCCAATGTAGGTTCTAATGTTGCTGTACTTAAATTCAACTTAACTACTGTATCAGTATCGATAAAATAGAAATACTGACTATCGTTGTAATTTATTAACGGACCCATTGAGCTTTGACTGCTAAGAATCAGTACAATATTCTCCGAATTACTAACGTAGGTATAGTCCTCTTGATCTACATTAACAAGGTATTTCTGTTCAACAATATATTTAGAAGTTGGATTTACTGACGGATTAACAATATCAATAAAATACTCTGGGTTGTCAACAACACCATTATTATCAGAATCAGCAAATGAGATTACTAATTTTGACGGATCAACATATCCATCAGTACCAATGTATTCAGACACGATGTCCCACTTTAAATCAGTAGTAAATGGCATTGTAGTATCAGGTTGCGTGTTAATACTAAGAAGAGTAATACTGTCTTTAATTAATTTATTATTAGATACATCGAAAATTCTATGATTGCTATTAAAGTAAAATCTTATCTGAGCATCACTTTCAAAAATATATTGCTGCTCGCGAGATTTAACCGTATAAACAACATTGTCTGTTGTGAACAGTATTAACCAACTCGAATCTTGTTGTTTATTAGTAGTATCGCCTTGATATGCTAAACTAAAATCAGTTGTTAAATTTAAATTCGATTCGTAAACAATTTGCCATGCTTGTGTAGTCGCATTATAACTTAATCCAAACGGATTATTAGCAAAAATTAAATCAATCATAGTTGTTATAACTGTTGGACTAATAGTAGTAATCCATGCAGGAATAATCTGATCAATAATAGGATAGATTCCATTTAATGTATCAAATTTTTGATTTAATACAATTGGTCCAAATCCAGATGATAACATTCCGGTCCCGGTTGCTGTTCCGTCGTCGACTATTGAAACTACCTCTGCCCATACTGATATTTCTGCACCCGGACTCGTTCCATTCCCTAAGACTAATTTATTCGAGTTTAATGTATCAAAATAATAACCTGCAGGAGCAGTAAATTTAATTAATGCACCCGGTATAAAGTATTTTAAATCGTTGGTGGTATAATTTCCAACCTTGTATATTGTAGAATTGTTGTTAGCATCAACAATATATCCGCTAGACATACCGATATCAGTCGTAACACTAATCCAGTTAATTGATAAACTAGCAGTAATATAGTTCAAATATTTTGAGTAATAATAATTTCGCAGACTAGCTTTCTTTAACACAGGATATAATGCATTGTAAATAACCCCTTCGATATCAGTTCTAGTTTGATATGTAAATGTTATTTGAGAAATAGTTGGCTGAGAATATATAACTCCGTCGTCTGCAAATAACATAGTAGAACTATATGCACCTGTAGGATCTTTTAAATCAAAGTAACGACTAATTCCGCTAGATGTCCTGTTGAGAGATTTAACTTTTACTACTTGTGTACTCGCCGATAACGGACTAATATTATAATCTTCACCTGTAATCATACGATTTTGTGTATAATAGGTCTGAGGAGCGTTTGTCTTTATGTTGGCATTCGACTCGGTAGTATTAGCATTCGATACACTAGTTTGCAGATTTAATGTAATCGATAATTGCTCAAGTTTATTATTACGTGAATAGTAAGGGATAGTAATATTAACACTACGGATATCCTGTGTATTAATCACATACGATAACCCATTACTTACTCTGTAATAGGTACGAAATGTTCCCAAAGGTAAGTTACCAAAAGTACCGTCACTAAATTGAAGGCTAACCATATCATTAACACGAGAAATAACTTGATAGATTGTTTGTACATTTTGATTTAAACTATTGTAAATGATATTATTACCGATTAAATTAGGTACTTTTGTCCACAATGTCGATTCTTTACCGTTTGAATCTAATTGATATAACCACACATCATTTTCATTAATATTATTTGCATTGATGTCAATAGATTCATTGCTACTTGGTTGGCTAATAGTAAAAGTACCTTGATTTAATGTACCTTGTACAAAATTTAAAAAGAAACCTGTCCCGGGGCTTCCGGCACCCATACCGTCGTAACTATAGATACATGCTAATGGATTTCCGAGCGCCGGTGGTTCTTCGTATATGTAATTTTCACCTTTAAATGTTGTACTTGTAATTTCAAAATTTGTATTATTACCAGAAACTGCTTTTGTAAACGAAAAAACAGGGAGCCCGGTAATTGCGCTGTTAAATCGATATTGTTCAGTAGGAATCGAATAAATTGTCGCACTATCGGCTGGATTACCAAACTGCTGGGTCGAAGAAAAAGCTGCGTTTAGAACTTTTATAAACTGATCATACCAATTGGTATTAGTTGAATCATTCCAGTTAATTGCTTGTCCTGAAAGATTAAGACCGTTACTATCGATTACATTTTCTGTAGTAATAATTGTACTAAATTTTAATAATCCTTGTGCTGCAATGTTACGAGTAGGATTATAACTGATCATTCTAGCTAATCGTAAAACTGCATCGGTGCGATCAGCAAGTTCTAAAAAATTATTTCTTGCATTTAAATCAGCACGAAATGCAATGCTTTGGCCCATGTATGCAATAAGGTCGATTAAGGCTAGATATTCCGAGCTTTCAATGTAATCGTTAAAATCTTCGGGAAAATTTATACGAAGATAGTCTATCATAGTCCTTCTCAAATTTTCAAAATCATAACTTTGAAAATCTGCGTTCTTAAACGATTGATAAATTTTTTGCCAATCTTCCGAAACAAGAAGATTATTTAAACGATCTGTAGAGCTCATATCTTATCCTAATATCAATATTTATCGAATAAAATTAAGTGGGTATATTATTGCGCAAAGAATCCATTAGCCTGATCAAATTTCATTTGCAATGTTTGACTAATGTTATATGGCAAATATGTTAATATACATTCAATTTGTATACCTGATTCGTATGCAGTTACAATAATGTTCTGGGCACTAATTCGTGGATCATAATTAAGAATTTGATCAACATTTTTTGTAATAATTGCTTTAAGATCGTCTGTCAACGGATCAAAAAGCAGATCCCATATTACTGTACCAAATGTTGGATTCATTAATCTTTCACCCTGTCGTATATGAAAATGGTTTAGCAAATCTTGTTGTATAAGTTCGAAGTCAAATAAACTAAAATTTTCAGTATTAGTACTAACTGTACTAAATCCTCGATACATTTTAGGTGTAATTGCAGTTGTTTGCACATTTGATGCAGGGTTTAATGTGACTTTATTGTAAAGATTTGATATTGAACTCATGTTGTTGACCTCTTAACCCTTGAGAATGGGTCTACTTTGGTTGTAGGCTTATTGTAAAATGCTGGCGTTGGCGACGATACCGTACTAGTAGATGCTTGTGTTTTCGATGGTATAAATGATTGTGGATCAAGATTTTCATGTTGCACCCAAGGTTCTGCCGTTGGAATACGTGCAGGTTTCGGTGCTTCTTCAGCCGGAGTCGGCGACGGTCCGTTCCATCTAATTGCCGGTGCTACACCCAAAATTGCTGCTGCGGCCGTAAGACCAATTGTACCTTGTACTGTTATTCGTCCATCCACTTCTGCTTTTACTTGGAAGTTTTTAGCAGTAGTCATTTTAATATCTTTTGTTGCATTAACATTAAAATTGCCAGCACAAGTAAAATTAATATCACGACCAGCAGTAACATTAAAATCATTCATTGTATGCAAACTTACGCTGTCTTGTGCATAGATATCAATCTTACCATTACTAGTCAATTCGATCCATGTTGTACCTCTAGCATTTCCGATATAAATTAAATCTTCACTATTATGTAATAATATTTGATGGCCGGTTCTTGTACGTATTCTAACTAATTCATTATGCGGAATTGTAGGTTGGCCTCCAGTTTCACCTTGTGCTACAGATGCATAGTCGGGCGGACCTTTTCCTGCTGGTGTTTTACGAAGAAACTTATCATCTCCATCATCCATTACAAATGTTGTTCCACCTAATCGACTAACAAATACGTTATTAGCACTACTTTCTTTTTTTCCAACAGTTCCTGTTTTTGCACCAGGGCGTTTGTCAACCGGACCGGGCGTTGATATACCAAATACTGCACTCGGCACTTCTCGTCTTGAACTACTAGTTGTAATTCCTCTGATATCATCTTTAATTAATCCCTGGCCTGATAATATATCAGTTAGGGGATGTTTTGGTTTGTTAATTTTAGTTTCGTCATTAACAATTTTGTCGTTAACTTTTTTATTATATTCTGCTACCGGGTATCTACCGCCATCACCACCAGTTGTATATTGCGTTGCTGCAATGCCCGGTACCATAAAGTTCATTGCTTCATCCGGTACGCATCCGATCCAGTATCCTCGCTTTGGATCTCCGTCGATAAAAATAACCATCACCGTTGACCCAACATCCGGAGGAACAAACCACATACCGTAACTCTTTTGAGTATTGTTGTAGTCGTCTTGATTCCCTACATAATCTAAATCTGTACATCCGTAAAACGGAGTCATCATTTTTACTTGATGCAACTGCCCTCCTGCGCGAGTTTGATTACCTACCGGTCTAAGTAACTCTACTTCAAGTGTTCCCATGTATGTAGGATCAAGATGACTTACAATTGTTGCTAGATACGGGCCAGGGCGCGAACCTATACCAGCGGCATCGCTAGGAGAATAATCAATATTTTTATCTACATTTTTATCTATCATATTAACTAAAAAGATTTTTAACGTTAAACATTACATCTGGTCCACCTTTATTTGGATTTTCTTGTTGGGGTCTTCTCATACCATGTAACTCTTGAGTGAATTTACCATCTTTGAGACGACTCACTACTTTTGTAACTTTATAGATCCCACTAAAATGAATTACAGGAGCAACTTTGCTATTGCCTCCGAAATCATATAAACCAGTTGCTTGATTTAAATCTAAAGGTGAACGAAAATTAACTTCAATATCAACTTCACTGCTTTGATAATTCACAGACATATCAGAATTTAAATCTTTATATTGTGTCGGTGTAGATGTATAATTTCCCATTCCGCTGTGAGGTATCCAATACGGATCTCCTAAAATTTTCATATCTAAATTTACCATTTCCATTGGGTTTGTAAGAGCGTCTAAAAAGGTTCGACCTGCTCTGTTTCCTTGATTTTCTTGACCACCACCACCTTGATGATCAGTAGTAGTTGTAGTATTGGTGTATCTAACTTGAGATGGTAGGACTCCTGGTTCAGATGACGGTGCTAATCCAGAAAATAACGGCTTAACGAACGAAAATAGAGAACTTAACCAATCAATTGCTTCCATAACCCCGGCTCCAAACTCTGCGGCAGTTAATACATCCTGCGATCTTGCTAAATTATCTGCGGGCATTAATCGAGCAAATGAGTTACTAAAGTCAATGTTAAATTCCAATACTTCGGTGTTATTTCCAGTATAGATATAATCGTATCTTTTAATAATCTCTGATTGAATTTTATCGTATCCCGGTGGACGTACATTCGGCGCAGATAATACGCCGCCGTGTGCTTTATACGGCATTATTCTATAAACAATCACTTTTGGTGTTGTACCTGTTTTTGCTAAGTTAGCATCGTCTTTAATAAAATATGTTTGTGTATCTAAAACCCACCATTGACGCATACCTTTTTCGTCTATCGCATCCATGCCGAGTGCAGTTTTAGGATATTCACTTTGCAATATTACATTATTAATAATCTGCTCGATGTACTGAGTTGATGCATATGTGTGAGTACTATCAGCTGGATCAAATTGAACATTACCATTATTCCAAATTTTAGCAGTTTCGTCATATACTTTATTTTCATCATTAACTGACGCAGATGCTTTTCTATCCGACGAAACCATTTTTGCTTGACCAATAGCATTAGTAGTCACATTTGATCCTGTTGACGAAGTTGCACCCATTCCTAATACCGAACTTAAATCTCCGCCATTGATTACAGCAGATGGTGATACTGTAGAAGTTAGTGCTGAAGTTATGCTAGAGTTTTGCGACGATGTCTGTGGCTTATCAGGAAACATAATAACGTATTTCGTTGGCGTAGATTCTATACCGTCGTCGACTAACTGTTTAGCTCTTGCATTTAACACCGCTTGCAAACTTTTTTCCCCAGTTTGCAATATTTCTTGAACTGTTTTTCCTTTAATTGTTGTATCGCTTTTTGTTTTTGCATGTTCGGTAGAATGTGCCTTGCCGTTAGTAACCAATGCTTCACAATTATATGTTGTTCCTTTCTCACTTGCTTTAATTCCAAAATGTTTAAAATGTATCGGAATATATCGGGTGGTACTAGGAATATTTACAGGTGCACCGTTTTGTTGCCATCCTCTAAACTCAATCGTTATTAGATAAGGAGCTTCCATCCAATTTTTCCACCCTGCATCATTTGCTGCTTTTTGAACTGCTAATACAAACATTCCCATACTGTAAGGTTCGTAAATATCAAAAGTTGCATTTGATGTGTAACTATTGTGATGTTGAAAACCAATAATGCTATCTAATGTTAAATTATCGATAAAGAAATCAAACTGACCATATTGAGTTTGCACTCTATTTGCAGGATCAGCACTAGCCGATTTACATATTAACTCAATACGCTGTCCTATCATGTACGTACTGTCTGGGTTATTAAATTGATCGTGTGTTAAAACACCTAATCCTAAAATATAATCGTGAGTTGCATAATTTGATAATTCATTAGGAAGTGGTAAATTAAGATTTCCTATAGTATTAATAATGCCGTTAGAAAAAGACGAAACTGCATTAGAAACACTCGAAGTTAGTGAAGAAATATCTGTTATTACTGCCGATGTTGAATCGAAAATACTCATTTTATATTCCTAAAACTGTTTTTAAACTGCTGCCTTTTGGAATGTATATCGATACTCCTGGAACAAAATCAAATATAGGATCTTGTAACACATTTAAATTTCGTTGAATAAAAACCCACCATAGTTGAGGAGACCCGTATAAATCGTATGCTAACAAGTCTGGCCTATATGTGTATTGTGCCTCAATGGTATAAAGGAAATCATCCGGTTCTGCACTAACTGGCCTGATCGATAATATATCAAGATAGTTATTAGTGATAGGTGTTGTATACCAAGGACTAGTATTACTATAAGTTGCCATTACATATACCCAAAATAATTATTAATATATCCGCCTGAGACAAATTGATCTAAACTAAATTGTCTAATACTTGTCCTACTATATACTGCTCGAACACTTATTGTAAATGTGCTTGCAGTTGGGACATATGCTAACCCGCCGCTAACTGTCCCTCCGATATTATATGCACTTAACATGCTAGAAACTTGTCCAACTCCTCCAGCAATTCCGTTAACTAATCCGGTGATGCCTGACAGGCCTGGTATAGCTGAGCCGACGGTGTTTGCAACATTACCGATTGCATTAGAAATATTAGCAATGTTACCTGCTTCTGTACCAACAACAGGAGTACTAATGTAATCACAATCTTTTGGGAGAGTAACATCAACTGTTTCAACTACAACCGGGATGTTTTTAAACACATAATTTCCGTACCCATTTAAAAACACAACCGGAGGAGGATTACCAGCAAGCGCATCATATCCCATAAACATCTTAGTTATTGATCTAAAATAATGTAAAGATGCTAACCAATATAATGCCTGTGTCGGATCTTCAACATTCATCGGTGCAGTGATTTGAATTTTTTGAGGTTCGGAAAATTTAAAATAATTAATAGAAAAATTATTATGCATAGTCGGTTCGTGCCCATACGTTGCAACAGATTGCATTGTTATTTCAGGTGTATATGGAAATATCATGCCTCCTGCATCACGTAATGGTTTAAGAACTGGGCTATCAATAAAACTAATCCAATTAGGAAGACTTAATCTTACACGAAAATCATTAGGATTGTCATTGTTAGAAAACATCGATACTGCACTAACTACACTACCGACTGCTTCCCCTGCGGCAGGCAAGTTGATACTTCTAATGGCGCTTGAAATATCGCCCGACTGTAGTGCTGAACTAATTGCAGATCCTAATCTACCTGCGGTTCCTACTGCATTGGCTACAGAACCGAATACTGCACCCGAAGTTGCAATAGTTGAGGTACTTGATTGACCAGTATTAAATTGTTGAAGTGTAGTCATTTTTCGTCCTTTTGGTATAATATTTAGTTGACTTTTTAATGTGCGTATATTATAATTTTAGTAATGGAGAAACAAATTAATGTTACAAAAAGTAAATTATCTCAATAACAAGGATATGTTATTAGAGATACATAGATCAAAGACATCATATTGTAGTTTTATAAAACCAGAATATCACCAATACGATATTATCTTACCTAGTTTAGATAAGATTAATATTAGAACTGTTGCTGATGCAAAACGAAATCAAGCAAAAAGGCTCGGTGAAGCAGAGTATATTCGTCGCAAAACAGCCGGCGAAAAAGTCAAACAAGCAGAGTGCGAAGTAGATTATAAAAAAATCGCAAAAACTGACTTGATCTTTAGAATAATGTCGTTTGACCATATTCCTACCAATTCTATCCGCAAGAAAAATCCAAAAAGTGTTGCAGACAGACACGAAAAAGTTAATTTTCCCCCGTTTCAACATTGGCGATTTAATGATAACGATGAATTAGAATGTGTAGGCAAGAGTCATTGGCGCGGTGATTTGTTGACTGGCGAATTTGACAAAAATAGAGGAAAAATCACGGACAATTTAGCTCGCATGATGATTAAATTATGTGAACGATACGCTACTAGAGGCAATGTTCGCGGGTATACTTACAACGACGAAATGCGCGGGCAAGCAATCTTACAATTAACACAAATCGGTTTACAATTTGATGAAAGTAAATCCGATAATCCATTTGCTTACTTCACAGCAGCCGTTACTAATAGTTTTGTTCGTGTTATTAATATCGAAAAGCGTAATCAAAATATTCGAGACGATATTTTAGAAATGAACGGGATGAATCCAAGTTATACTCGTACAGGAGATGCAGAATATGAATATGCACTTAAAAGATACAACGAGGACCAAGAATGATAATTGATTTAAAAGATCCAAGAGTTAATAAAGCAATCGAACTGGTACAAGATAAGCATAATGTTCCTTTTGGGAGAGAATTTGAAAGAATCTTCGAAGAACAGTATCATTGTAAAATAGTCCCAGAACCGGGTGATTGGTCATGTACTAGAGGGTCGTTATATATTTCCGAAGACAAATATGCAAATTGGTTTGTATTACAATTTGGGCATGGTGGAAAATGAAATTTAAAATCGACGAATTAGAAGAATTATATAACAAATACTTATTTGCAACAGCCGATGTTCCAACTATGAATGCTATTATGATGGAACTTAGACAACTTGAAGAAAAGTATAACTATAGGTTTACTATCACTGCGGTTCCTAAAGAACACGACAGCGAACTATCATTTCAACTGTCATTCAAAACACCTGCAGATAGAAATTGGTTTGCATTAAAGTGGGGTGTAAGTGAGTAACTTATTCAAAAAAGTAGCCTGTTTTACCGATATTCATTTTGGATTAAAGTCAAACAGCGCGGTACATAATCAAGATTGTGAAGATTTTGTTGATTGGTATATTAAAAAAGCAAAAGAGGAAGATTGTGATACAGGAATCTTTCTCGGTGACTGGCATCATAATCGTAATAGTTTGAATATTACAACAATGACTTCTAGTCTACGTGCTTTAGAAAAGTTAGGTCAAGCATTTGATCAATTTTTCTTTTTTCCAGGTAATCACGATTTATACTATAAGGATAAGAGAGATATCCACAGCGTAGAGTTCGGCAAACATGTACCGGGAATTACAATTGTAGATAAACCTACTACCATTGGCGATGTAACCCTTTGTCCGTGGTTAGTAGGTGACGAATGGAAATCTATAGGCAAAAAGCCTAGCAAATACTTGTTTGGGCATTTTGAATTACCACACTTCTTTATGAACGCTATGGTACAAATGCCCGATCATGGAGAAATGCAACCGGATCAGTTAACTAGATATGAAAAAGTTTTTAGCGGCCACTTTCACAAAAGACAAAATAATAATAATATTCACTATATTGGCAATGCTTTCCCACATAATTATTCAGATACTTGGGATGATGCCCGGGGAATGATGGTAATGGAATGGGGCAGTGAACCAGAATTCTTTACTTGGGATAATCAACCCACGTTTAGAACTGTTAAACTAAGCCAACTAATCGACGATGCGGATAATTTACTCAAGGCTAAGCAACATTTAAGAGTCAATCTTGATATCGATATTAGTTTCGAAGAAGCAAGTTTTATTAAAGAAAATTTTATTACCAATTATAATTTAAGAGAATTAACTTTGATCACAGAACGGCGAGCAGTTGAATTAACTGAAGAATTTGATGTACAATCATTCGAATCAGTGGATCAAATTGTTACCAATCAGCTTGTAAGTATTCAATCTGACAAGTATAATACTAACACACTACTAGATATCTATAATAATTTATGACTCTCCTTAAGACATTAACTGTTAAAAACTTTATGAGCGTGGGTAATCAAACCCAAGCAGTACGACTTGACTCTGAACATCTTACACTTGTATTAGGTGAAAACTTAGATATGGGTGGCGATGATTCGGGGTCTCGTAACGGTACAGGTAAAACTACAATTCTTAACGCTTTGAGTTACGCATTATACGGTACTGCTCTAACAAACATTAAAAAAGATAACTTGATTAACAAAATTAACAATAAAAATATGTTAGTTACGTTAACTTTTGAAAAAGATGGTAACAAATATCGAATCGAACGCGGCAGAAAACCCAATATTCTTAAGTTCTATGTCAATGATGAAGAACAATCTAGTAACGACAATGACGAAGCACAAGGCGATAGCAGGGAAACACAAAAAGATTTTCATATCTTATTCGGTATGAAGCATCTAATGTTTAAGCATATCGTAGGGCTTAACACATACACCGAACCGTTCTTATCGATGCGGGCAAACGATCAAAGAGAAATTATTGAAGAACTGCTCGGGATCACATTGCTTTCTGAAAAGGCTGAAGCACTTAAACTTCTAACCAAAGAAGTTAAAGACGAGATCATGCGAGAAACTGCTAACATTGAAGCAATTAAAAAGGCAAATGAAAAGATCGACCTTAGTATTAGTAGTTTGAAAACTAAACAGTCTGCATGGAATAATCAAAACCAAGATGCAATTAATAAGATCGCACTCGCTATTGCCGACCTACAAGATGTAGATATCGAAAAAGAACTTGAATTACATGCAAAACAATCAACATATGACGATGTAAAAAAGCAAATTACCAGTCTTAATAAAGAAAAAGCCACCCTTGAATCGGCATTAGTACAAGCACAACGTAGTGTTGATCGTTATACAAAGGAATTAGAAACACTTAGTAATCACAAATGCCACGCATGTGAACAAGACTTGCAAGATCATAAGCAAGTTGAATTATTTTCTATTGCAAATAAGAATTTACTTGAATCATTTAATTATCTTGACGAAGTAAGCGCACAATATGCAACTATTAAGACAGAACTTGATAAAATTGGCGAGATTGGCATGCGACCCGAGACATATTACGATACTTTAGAGCAAGCTATGTCGCATCAAAATAATTTATCGGTATTAGAGAACCAATTAGAAACAAAACTTAACGAAACTGATCCGTATCAAGAACAAATTGATGAGTTAACTAATACTGCATTGCAAGATGTTTCGTGGACCGAGGTTAATACCTTAACGGAAATGAAAGATCACCAAGAATTTTTGTTAAAGCTATTAACTAACAAAGATTCGTTTATCCGTAAGAAGATTATTGATCAAAATCTTGCGTATTTGAATAATCGATTAAGTTATTATCTAGATAGAATGGGATTACCACACCTTGTTGTATTTCAAAACGACTTAACTGTCGAAATTACCCAGTTAGGACAAGATTTAGACTTTGATAACTTGTCTAGAGGAGAAAGAAATCGACTTATCCTTGGATTATCATGGGCGTTTCGCGATGTATGGGAAAGTTTGTACCAAGGTATTAATTTAATGTTCGTAGACGAGCTTATTGACAATGGATTAGATGCAATTGGCGTTGAAAATGCGTTATCTGTACTCAAGCAAATGGGCAGAGAACGTAACAAGAACATATTTTTGATTAGTCATAAGGATGAACTAGTCGGAAGAGTTAATAACGTATTAAAGGTTATTAAAGAAAATGGGTTTACTTCGTACAGTAACGATATTGATGTAATAGAATGAAATTAAGCGACGACGATGTTCATGATGAGCTAATGGATGCTATTAGAGCTTACTATAAAGCGCATCATGAGTGGGTTAATAAAGGCACAAGACAGGCAGGAAAGCGAACTAGATGGTGGCTTTCCGAAATTAGGCGTATAGCAAAGGCACAACGTAAGGTCATCATGGATTGGCGTTACGATATAGACGAGAAAAAGCGAATTAAAAAGGCTCAAAAACAACAGGCACAGGGAAAGAACGATGATAATTAGTTCGTGTCATGGTATTATAAGAAAAAACTTGTCAAAGAACTACCGCAAGATTGCGTAGGCTTTGTCTATCTCATCACGAATAATATCACTGGTCGGAAGTATATCGGAAAAAAATTAGCGCAATTCTCTAAAACAACTTATAAAACAGTGACACTTAAAAACGGCACAAAAAAGAAAAAGAGAATTAAAACTAAGATAGAATCCGACTGGAGAGATTATTACGGTTCAAATGACCAACTAAACAAAGACGTTCAACAGTTAGGCGCAGACAAATTCACAAGAGAAATACTTTTTTATTGCAAATCTAAGGCAGAATGTAGTTATGTAGAGGCTCGAGAACAATTTAGTAGACGAGTACTGGAATCAAACGACTATTATAATGGTCATATCCAGGTTCGGGTCCACGGTTCTCATATTTTAAAATCATAACAGGCATTAACTCTACCAATTAAGCTCGCACTGGCGTCAATAAAGTGCCCTTTAAGTTGGACCTCGGGTCTCAATGACGGAATTCCTTGTTTGGTAGCGGGGTTATAAGTCAGTATCCTTAACAGGACCACGATCGGATGCGCCTTTAACCGGTTTGACTTATAAGAAAAAGTTTTACACAGGCTAAAAGAGAGGCTAGCAGCCTCACGACTGCACTGATGTTAGTGTATTTTTGCAGTCCGCCGTCATTATGAAAACAGAATGAGTAGGTACCGGATGACCGCCTACGGAATGTATTATAAAGATGACAAAAATTAAATTTATTGTTATTTTTATAGTGCATTGTAGTTCTAACACTAAGTGATATTGTTCAACTCGGATAATGTCTTGTAGTTTCGCTCGGCAACGGGCGAAATGTGATTGAACAATCTGGATAATATCTAAAAGTGCTTCGCACAATCATTATAAAAATAATAGTTCGAGCGATAGCGAAGAACAGATGAACGTAGTTCATCTTAACACTGTTATAAATAATTAATGTTAGGAAATACGTATGCATCTTAGAGAAATAACAAACATTAATGCCCCGAATAAAGATCTCGAAGAAGGAATATTCTCGTTATTTGGCTTCATGAGAGGAATAATAATGACTCTTGGTGTAGGACAACCATTATACGATGCATATAAAAATATTCAATCTGCAAAACAACAATACCCCGAAGGTAATGAGCAGAATAGAATAATCGATCATGAACTAACTGCATGTGCTTTAAAGATCGCAGGCATCTTAGCAGCAAGTAAATTGTTTGCGTCGATAGCTGATTTCGTAAAAATATCAAAATTATTTCCTAGACGATCGGTTATTGCAGGATTCATTGACTTTGTGTTGTCACTTCCGATCGGCGCAGCACAAACAACTGCATTAGGATTGCTTTATAGGTTATTAAACACCCAATCAGGACAAACTTTCCTTGGACAATACATTACAGGGTTAGCGTTGAGCAGCCAAATTCCTGAAAATACACCGATGTACGAGAAGTTTATCGGTGGATCAATACGACAAGCAGCTGAGTTTATTAATAAATCACTTAAAAACTCCACTGGAGTTGATTTAGGTGCATCATCTGGTATAAGCAAATCCGAACCTCAAGGAGGACAACCAGCTCCAGAACCCGAAGTTACTCCGAAGCCAAGAGTCGCTAATCCAAATGAACCAGTACCGACTACGACCGGTAATGTGTTTACACGGGATCCTGCAACTGGTGAATTGATGTTTAAGTAATGTTGATTACAGTAATGGTAGTTGACTTTTAACAGTTGTATCAATATTTTCCTTAACAACTTCGTACATTGCTTCGCGATCATCGGGGCCATATACATGAAGAAGCTCGTAAAAAGTAACACCGCCTCTCATATACCAGCTTAATCTAGCTAATTCTTCTTTGAATTCTTTTAATTCTGTATCTAACCTAACTAGATAGCCGTTAATTTCCGACGATGCTAATCTAATTAGGTGCGAACGAAAAAATTCGATTGGTCCATTTCGATAATAATAGTATTTGTTGATTCACATTCTACGCATACTACGGATTTTTGAGGTGCGCTCCATAAAGATTGATTACTTTGCAAATGAGTTTTAAGTGTAAGTATTGTTTCGGAGTCGATATTTTCTAACCATTCTTTAATATAAGCCTGTTCTACTACGGTAGTTGTACTAGTCTTAACAGATTCGATTGAAAAAGCGTAGATTTCGTTTTGTAAATCTGATAATTCTGAGAAAATTCTAGTTAATTCTTTACCTCTTTCGACTTCGTCGGCGATATCAGGTACTTGTTTTAACTGTTGTTGTATTTGAAAGTTAGAAACTGAAATATTTGTTGACTGTCTATAGTTTAACGGGCGGGTATTAATAACTAAATCTTTTATAATTAATCGATTATTATATGATTTTGCCTTATAATCGTCGATTAATGATGGTAACTCGATGTCATATTCATTTTCTGCTTTGCATGAAGGACATACATGTGATACTGGGTAAGTAGTACCAAACGATGCAATCTTAATAGCAATTAGTAAAGTATTAAGATCTAACATGTTCACATCCCAAGCATCCTTAATTGTTGGGCAGCAACTCTCGATAACTTTCACTACCGACTCGCCTATTAACAATGCATCGGGCGTCTTTAGTAGCATTTCATCCATTCCGGTCATGCTATACACTGGCATATTTTCGATAGCTCCGTGAATAGTATCTTTATTGTAATAAAGACCATGTGAAGGCAAATCAATAAAAATTTTTGGCTGTCTAAAATACTGTTGTAATGGATTTTGGCTCATTCTATCTCCAGCTAAATATACAATATTCGTATTTATATGCGCATTTTTAGGATTTTTTACTTATGGCAAATGAATTAACTCCAGAAAGTTTACGTAACGTACTGTTAGATGTAATAGGTATGTCGGGAACAAGTGGTAGAACCGCCCCTGATGTGAAAGGAGACTTAGACTGGACTAATCTACAAGATGGCATTGGAAAAACTGCTGGAGCAGCAGGAGTATTGGGTGCAGGCCTGATTAGCGGTAGTAACGCACTTGGAAAGATTGTACAAGGCTCGTATAGTGCAGGCGATGCGTTAGGTGACATGAATGGAATTGTTGGTGCAGTTGGTGGTAGACTTGGCGAATTTGGTACAGGATTAGCAAATGGGCTGAAGAACATTAGTACCACCGCAGTAGAAGTAAACAACAACCTTAAAAAACTTTCTAACAATGGTGTTTATTTTGCAAATGACTTAGGGAAGTACAGCCAATTAGTTACTGGTGCTAGAACAAGCATGGATCATTTTAATGATCTAGTTACAAAGAACGGTTCTAGTCTAGGGTCGTTTGGCGGTAACATGGATCAAGCTGCTGAAAATTATTTAAAATTAGCGCGAGATTTACAACAAAATCCTATAGCAAGTCAACTTGAAAAGACCGGGATGGATATTGACGAACTAGGTGATACGTTATTAGCAATCACTGTTCGCTCGAGGAATCTTAATTTGCAAGATGATGCTGCTAAAAGACGGGCAATCGAAGCCTCGTTGAGTCTCTCGGTCGAAATGGATAATATGTCTCGACTAACAGGTATCAGTCGTCGTGAAATGGAAGACAAGATGCAAAAAGATCGAGAGTCAGCCGCGGCAAAGATTGCAGAAGCAAGGATGACGCCTGAACAACGTGCAGCGTACGAAAAAGTAAAAGCAGATGCTCTCGCAGCCGGCGGCGATAAAGCTATGACAGTAGCAGCAGAAGCATTTAGGAATCAAATTTTTGGATTCGGAGGTACAATCGCATCGAAAGCAGGTACAGAAGCAATGCAAGCAGCACCTGAACAGATGGCAATGTATCAAAACATTGGTATTATGCAAGCCCAAGGGCAAGATACTAACAGACAATTAGCTAAAGTAATAACATCGCAAGAAAACTTATTACAAAGTCAAGATGCTGCGGTTGCCGCAGCAGGTATGAGTGATTCAGAAAGAACTGCATACTTAGGAGACATTGCATCGCGAGGCGCACTTGCTGAAAAAGTAAAAGAAGCACAAGGTGATCCTCAAAGACTAGCTGAATTAATTGCAGCAGAAACTAAAAAAGCATCTGATCAGCGAAAAGAAAATGTTCCGGGACAAAAACCCGAAGATGCATCTGCACTGAGCAATGCTATTAATATGGCTGATCGAAGTGTTAGAGACTTTGGTGCAGCAATTGGCACTATGATGCCGGACCTTAATAAATCAGTTGGACAATCTGTAAATGAGTTTAATTTGCTTACTAAAGCGATACAATTAGCAAGATCGAGTCCCGAAGAAGTTAAGAAGACTGCGGGACTGGGCAACGTTGAAAATATTTTTAAGGGTGAAACCGAAGGAAGGGCTAATGGATCTTTAGGATCTACTGGTAACTGGATTGAAGACTTTGGTGCAGGCACATTAATGGAACTGCATGGTAAAGAAGGTGTTGTAACTGAAGGACAATTTAATAATCTAAAAGAACAAATTGAAAGTATTATGACTAGTAACGGAGTAGTACCAACCGTTAGTAATTTTAGTACTGACGATTTTCTTTCGCAGATTAAAACTGCAACTAATCCATTACCTATAAACGATAGCGGAATATTTAACGATTTCCTCTCTCAAGTTAAAACTACAAATAATGAATCACCTAAGGAAGAAAACGGGTTCTTTAATGATATTACTAACATGTTTTATGATGTTGGTAATATTGCAGGTAAAATGTTCGACGAAGTTACTACTACAACAAAAACTCTAGGAGACAATGTTAAGTACCAACCAACAAAAAACGAGTTAACTCCTGCTGAACAAGAAGCAAAACTTCGCGCATTAAACACTCCGGAAAAAATTGCAGAAAAACGAGCTGCTCTAGAAAAAGAACAAGCAAATAAAAAAATCGAAGAACAAAAAGCAAAAGCGCAGAAAAATCGCGAAAATGCCAACCCGGAAGAATCTAAAAAAGAACCAGTGCCGGCAAATGTATCCCTAAACGATCTTCGAGATCAATTGATTGAATTAAATAAAAATGTAAAAGACCTAATTACTCATACTGATCGTGTTGCAGACCATACTGGAAGGCAACTTACTGAGACGCGGAAAGGCGGCAGTAGAATATAAATTAGGATAAGGAATAATAAATGTCTTGGAAAAAATACTTCTCACCGGTGTCTACTAGCGAATATCTGAGCCCAATTGCTGGCAATTCAACAGCAAAAAGTGGTCCCGCAAAAACGAATTTTTCGAGCTATCTGCCAGATGTGTACACGGGTAGCCCTAACCGTATTGAAAGATATCAGCAATACGAAGTTATGGACAGTGACCCAGAAGTAAATGCAGCATTAGATATTCTTGCTGAATTCTGTACACAAAAATTAAAAGATGGTAAAACTCCGTTTAGTGTTCAATGGCGACATAAAGCAACTAATAGTGAAGTTAGAATACTATCTGAATATCTACAGCAGTGGACAAAATTACAAAAATTCGATGTTCGTATCTTTAGAATTATGCGTAACGTCTTTAAGTACGGTGATGTATTCTTTATTCGAGATCCAGAGAATCAAAAATGGAGTTACGTTGATCCTACTAAAGTTACAAAAATTATTGTAAATGAAAGCGATGGAAAGAAGCCGGAGCAGTATATTATCAAAGACCTTGCTCCTAATTTTGTCGATTTAGTTGCAACACAAATTACACCGAATATTACTACAAATCAGTCAAATGGCGCAGTAATTACTGCTAGTGCATACATTGGTGCAGGTGGCCAAAGCAGAGGCGGTTCCGGTGCGTATCCTCAATCTAATTCAGGATCTAGATTTGGCTTAGGCGATACAGAAAATGCAATCGATTCTGAACATGTTGTACATTTAAGTCTATCAGAAGGATTAGATAATAACTACCCGTTTGGTAATAGTTTACTGGAAAACATCTTTAAAGTCTACAAACAAAAAGAATTATTAGAAGATGCAATCTTAATTTATCGTATTCAACGTGCTCCGGAACGTAGAGTATTCCATATCGACGTTGGGAATATGCCAGGGCACATGGCAATGGCATTTGTTGAACGAGTTAAAAACGAAATTCACCAACGCCGTATTCCAAGTCAAACAGGAGGCGGCGCAAATGTTATTGATAGCGCATACAATCCATTATCGATCAATGAAGATTACTTCTTCCCGCAAACCGCTGAAGGACGCGGATCTAAAGTAGAAACATTACCGGGCGGTACTAACCTAGGCGAAATCGACGACTTGAAGTATTTTACAAATAAATTATTCCGTGGATTAAGAATTCCTAGTTCTTATTTGCCTACTGGTGCAGACGACAGTCAAACAAATTATAATGATGGCCGTGTAGGAACAGCATACATTCAAGAATTACGTTTTAACAAGTATTGCGAACGCCTACAAGCCCTTGTAACAGCAGTTTTTGACGAAGAGTTCAAAATGTATATGTATACAAGAGGTGTAAACATTGATGCTAATCTATTCGAATTAAAATTTAATCCACCATTGAATTTTGCAAGTACAAGACAAAGTCAACTTGATAGTGAACGAATTAATACATTTAATACTATTCAAGCAATTCCGTTTATGAGTAAGAGATTTGCATTAAAACGATTCTTAGGCATGACTGACGAAGAAGTTGCGGAAAACGAACGTTATTGGGCAGAAGAAAACGGTAAAGGCGCGCCGACATATACTGATGCAGCAGGAGAAATGCGTAGCGCAGGATTATCGGCTGCTGGAATCGAAGGTGATATGGGAGAAGCAAGTGATTTAGAACCACCTGAAGACATGGAAGGTATGGAAGGAGCCGGAGAGCAAGGTGGGGCACCTGGTGGCGCATCACCGTTGGGCGGAGCAGGGGCACCGCCAGTTGCGCCAGGAGCATAAATAAAACTATGATACTTCGAGAGTTATTTTATATCGATCCGGATACACGCAGAACTGCAAACGACCTTCGTTATGATGCAGGTCGAGATCTCACCACTATGCGCCGCAAAGATACACGTAAGACCCGATTAACTTTGCGTCAGCTAAACGAGTTACGTAAATCCAATGAAGCACACATTCTTGAACAGGAAGCAGAATTAGAATTTATTCATAGCATGTACGGTATGCCACCTGCCCCTGCGGCATAAATAATCCATATTTTTGATAAAACGACATCGTTTTAGGCTATATTGTCTACATTTTTTAAATTAAATGTAAATAATATTACAGCCTTGTAACTAACAGGAGAATTATTATGACTGATCGTGCTCAATTTGAAGCAATGCTTAATGCGCTCATCAACGAGGATGAGGCCGCAGCAAAAGAAATTTTCCACAACATTGTGGTAGCAAAATCTCGTGAGATTTATGAAGAACTTCTAGAATCAGACTTCGGCCGTGAAGAGGAAGAAGAAGGGGAAGAAGAGGAAGAAGAAGAGGAAGGTGGTGAAGAGGAAGAAGAAGGATCTGATGATATCGGCGGTGATGCAACTGACGACTTCGTTGGCGATGTTTCTGACGATGAAACCGATTCTGATGCAGGCGAAGGTGAAGGCGATTTAGAAGATCGTGTTTTAGACCTTGAAGACGCTTTAGAAGAATTAAAAGCTGAATTTGATTCATTAATGGCTGACGAAGCTAACGAACCAGAACACAATGATGGTGTTGATGATCCAGACTTCGGTGGCGAAGATGACTTTGGTGGCGAAGAAGAACCTGCGTTCGGTGACGAAGAAGGTTCAGATGAGTTCGGCGGCGAAGAAGAAGAAATGGAAGGTGCAAAAGAAATTCACCACTATCATCACGACGGTGACAAAATGCCACAAGACGAATTCCAAGCATTTATGGAATACGTTCATAAAGTAGCATTACCGAAACACGGTGACAATGGTGTAAACACTAAGAGTGTTGTTGACAACATGAAGAATGATATGGGCGGTACTAACGCTAATATCTTAAACGGTGGTACAAGCACTTCGGGCGGTACTAAAGGCGGATTGTTAACTCCATCGACAGATGATTTAACAAAAGGTTTAGGTACAATTCAAAATCGTCCAGACTCAAAAGCTGGTAAGACTGCGTTCACTAAGAGAGAACCAGGACACGGACCAGAAAAGAAAGGTTCGGGTGAAAAGGCTGATAATACTAAGAGTATGATCGGCAAGAGAGTAAGATAATATAATGTTACATCTCCGAGAAAATCTAAGTTTCAACGAAGCAAAAATGGTCGTTGAATCTGATGAAAAGGAAGGCAAAAACTTGTATATGAGCGGTATTTGTATACAAGGGGGCATACGTAATGCAAATCAACGTGTGTATCCTGTTAGCGAGATCGGAAAGGCTGTAAAGACTCTTAACGATCAGATTCAAAACGGCTACTCAGTACTCGGAGAAGTAGATCATCCAGACGATTTAAAAATTAATTTAGATCGTGTGAGCCATATGATAGTAAACATGTGGATGGATGGTCCAAACGGTTATGGTAAGTTGAAAATCTTACCTACACCAATGGGACAATTAATTAAAACTATGCTGGAAAGCGGAGTTAAATTAGGCGTATCAAGTCGCGGATCCGGAAACGTCAAAGAAGACGGTTCTGGTGAAGTGTCAGATTTTGAGATTATCACAGTAGATATGGTAGCTCAACCTAGTGCCCCAGGGGCGTACCCTACACCAATCTATGAACATCTTATGAATAATAAAGGTGGGTATAGTGCCTTACGCATAGCGCAAGAGGTTAAAGGTGACCCAAAAGCACAAAAATATCTCAAAGAGAGCTTATTAGGAATAATAAGCAAACTCCAATAATAAGGAGAATCACATGTTGGATGCATTAAAATCATTATTTGAGAACAATGTGATTTCTGAAGATATTCAAGAGTCAATTCAAAAGGCTTGGGATGCGAAGATCAATGAAAATCGCGAACAAGTTGCACAACAATTGCGTGAAGAATTTGCGCAAAAATACGACCACGACAAGAACGTCATGATCGAAGCAGTTGATCGCATGATCACTGACGGCATCACTGGCGAAATTGCCGAATTCATCGATGATCGTCATCAATTAGCAGAAATGAAAGTTAAGTATGCTAAGAAAATGTCAACTGATTCAAAGATGATGAAGGAATTTATTACACGCCAACTAGCATCTGAAGTTCGTGAATTACACGAAGATCAAGTTGTTATGGCTAATAAATTTGGTAAATTAGAACAATTTGTTGTTGAAGCTCTTGCTCAAGAAATTACTGAGTTTTATAAAGATAAGCAGGATCTTGCTGAAACTAAGGTCCGTTTAGTACGCGAAGGACGCGAACAACTTAAAAAGGTTAAGGAACAATTTGTACAACGTGCAGCAAAGATGGTTGATTCAGTAGTAAGTGAAAGTTTACACAATGAATTAACAAGTTTAAAAGAAGACATTGATGCAGCTCGTCGTAACGACTTTGGTCGTAAGTTATTCGAAGCATTTGCTTCTGAATATACAACAAGTTACTTAAACGAAAAATCAGAAACTGCAAAATTACTCAAAGTTATAGACTTGAAAAATCTTGAATTAGCAGAAGCACAACAATTTGCTTCAAAAGCTAAGTCGATTTTAGAAAGTAAACAAGCAGAGATTAACATGCTTAAAGAAGCACAAGATCGCAAAGCAATCATGAGTGAATTACTTGCTCCATTAAACACAGAGCAACGTGAGATTATGAGTGAATTAATGGAGAGTGTGAAAACATCTAAACTCAATGAAAGTTTTGATAAGTATCTCCCAGCGGTCGTTGCTGGCAAAGCTCCGCAGAAGAAACAGGCACTATTAGAGGCAAAAGAAATTACAGGAAACAAAGTTTCCAACAGCAATCGTAGCAGCGAGGAAGACAATAATATTGTTGATATCCGTCGCCTTGCTGGACTTAAAATTTAAGGAGAAATTTAAATGTCAGAACTACTTAACGGCCGTTGGGCAGAAACTAAAGAAGCTCTTTTAGAAGGCCTACAAGGCACAAAGAGATCAGTAATGGGCGTGACACTTGAAAATACACGTAAGTATCTTTCAGAATCCGCTACTGCTGGAGGAACTACTGCCGGCAACGTTGCCACATTAAATCGCGTTATTTTACCAGTTATCCGTCGTGTAATGCCGACTGTTATCGCTAATGAATTAGTTGGCGTTCAACCAATGACTGGCCCAGTTGGACAAATTCATACATTACGTGTTCGCTATGCAGACAACGGTAATGGTGTTGTAGCAGGTGAAGAAGCACTTAGCCCATTCAAGATCGCAGCAGGTTATTCTGGTAACGATCAAGATCCAGGTTCAAAAGCAACTTCTACAGCAACACTTGAAGGTGCAGCTGGCAAGAGAATGTCAATCCAAATCTTAAAGCAAACTGTTGAAGCAAAGACTCGTAAGTTATCAGCTCGCTGGACTTTCGAAGCTGCACAAGATGCTCAAGCACAACAAGGTATTGACATCGAAGCAGAAGTAATGGCTGCTCTTGCACAAGAAATTACTGCTGAAATCGACCAGGAAATCCTTGGTTCATTATTATCATTAGCAGGTTCTGCTACTGAACAATTCGACCAATCTGCTGTATCTGGTACAGCTACATTCGTCGGTGACGAACATGCTGCATTAGCAGTTCAAATGAATCGTGTTTCTAACTTAATTGCACAACGTACACGTCGTGGTGCAGGTAACTGGGCAGTTGTTAGCCCATTTGCGTTAACAATCCTTCAATCAGCAACTACTTCAGCATTCGCTCGTACAACTGAAGGTACTTTTGAAGCTCCAACTAACACTAAGTTTGTCGGTACTTTAAACAGCGCAATGAAAGTTTATGTTAACACATATGCTAACGATTCAACAGACATTCTTATCGGATATAAGGGTGCTAGCGAATCAGACGCAGCAGCATTCTATTGCCCATATATTCCATTAATGAGCAGTGGTGTTGTTCTTGATCCGTCTACCTTCGAACCAGTAGTTAGCTTCATGACACGTTATGGTTATGTTGAGCTTTCTAACACAGCGTCATCTTTAGGTAACGCTGCTGACTACTTAGGTCGCGTATCTTTAGCGAACGTTTCTTTCAAGTAAGAAATTACTTTTTGAAGCATTTAAGAAAGGCTCTTCGGAGCCTTTCTTTTTGATCGAATAAATACATTATCATAAAGTGAGCTGTCTCTTAATGAACAGTTTATGCGGTACCCACCGCGTATGATTTAAAAAATCTTAAGGAGAAAACAAATGGGACGTCCATTAAATAAGAAATATTTCGGTAACCGTAACTTAGGTGCCGACGGAAATGACGGTAAATTAAATACCGCAGGTGACGCAGGATTAGGCGGCGAAGGTATTGCTAGCGTAACAGTTAGTACCGCAGGTAGCTTTACTTCTGCTCCTACTATTACAGTTCCAAAACCAGTATTAAGTGGTGACGGTGCAGTTACAGCAACCGTTACACCAACATATAAAGCAGTTAGTGCGACTATCGGCGGAACACAAGCAACTGCATATGCAGCAGGCACCGGAACAATTACATCATACGGTGCAACTTGGACACCAACATTAACAACTTATAGTGGTTTCAGTATTGCTAGTATTACATCAGGTGGTGTAATGACATTAACTGGTGGTACAATTACTGCGGTTGCTGGTACAAGCGTTACATTCAATGCAGGATTAACTGGTTCAACTGGATTAACAGCTGGCGCAACTTACTATGTAGTAGCAAGTGTAACATCTAGTACAACTGTAACATTGAGTTCAACTTATGGTGGTAATGCAATTGCAATTACTGGCGGTACACCAACTGGTACATTAACATTAACAATTGGTACAACTTTTGCTTCAGTAGCAAGTGTTGCTGTTGCTAACGGCGGATCTTACACAACATTACCGAGCGGTGCTCAAGCTACTACAGCAACTTCGGGTTCTGGTTTAACATTAACAATTACATCAGGTATTGCTTCTATCGCAGTTAATAATAAAGGTACTGGTTACTTTGCAGCATCGACTGGTTCAACAACTATTACTGCTACCACTGCAACTAGCACAGCAACAAGTATTACTTCTACTATTGCTAACAATGTTTTGACAGTTACAGCAGTTACTGGTACAATTACTAATGGTATGGTATTAACAGGCGGTACAGTTACAGCTGGCGCTTACATTGTTAACCAAGTTACTCCATTAACATCAGGCGAAGCAACTGGCGGTATTGGTCGTTATTACATTGAAAAGTTCGGTGGTGGTGCAATTACAGGAACTCCAACAACTAGTACATTAAACCCTATTACTGTTTCTTCAACAGTTGATATCGTTCCAGGTATGACATTTACTGTTGCATCGAACGTCGGCGGATTAACAACTAGCGGTAACCCTTATTATGTAATGACAGTATCAGGACCAAACACTATCCAAGTGTCGTCAACTTACGGCGGTACTTCTGCTGTTTCAACTAGCACAACAACAAGTCAAAGTGTTGCAGCAACTTTTGGCCAAAACTTAGTGTTAGCGTTCTCAGCAGGCGGTTCGGCAGCTACTTTAGTTCCGGCAACAACTGCAAGCGCAAGCGGCAAAGTTGGTCTTACAAGTGTTAACTTATTCAAAGCTATTCAAGTTACTGCATTTATTCCTGCTGCAAACGGCGGAAAGGCAGCACGACAAGATAGTGATATTGTTGCACAAAAAGGTAGTCACCGTTACAAAGTTGAAAATCAAGACGGCACCGGTGTTATCAAGTTAGTTGCAGGTGCAATTACTGCTGGTACTGGCATTATCACAGCAACTGATTATAATGGAAGTACCTATTATGTAACAAAACTTACAGCTCATAAAGCATTGTTAACACAAAAAACAGTTAGCGGTAGCTTCCAATTTGCATCTGGTAAGCAAGTTCCATGGACATTTGGTTCAGCAGTTACTGGCTATTCAGTTCAAATTGACAGCAAGTAATTTGCTATTATGGAGGGCAGAAATGCCCTCCTTTTTAAGGATTAAACATGTCTAGAATAGTAAAAGTTAGTGAAGATAACTATAGATTAAAAGTTCAAGTAGGCGGTACAATAACATTGGATACTGGTGATTCTTATGGAAATCCTACCGGAACTATTGTTGTTATCGGAAATCTTGATGTAAAAGGCACAACAACAACTGTGGAATCTTCAAATACTACTGTTAAAGACAATATCCTACAATTGAATTACGGGCAAACTGGAAATGGTATTTCCAGTACGCTAAACTACGAGGCTGGATTACAATTTGGCCGAGGTAATTATTCTGATGCGATGTTTGTTTTTGATGATAGTGTATCACATTATGATCCGTATGCTCCGAACAATGCGTTAACCGGCACGTTTGTCATGAAAACAGCGAACGGCAACTTGAGCGGACTACAATTAACAACTATCACTTCGGATGGTACACATAACTTACAAATCGATTTACATAATTCTACATCGAATGTAGTTGAACTAGTGAATGTAGATCCGACTGTTTATTCAAATTTAATTTTCGGTACTGATCCGATGCCTAGCTCATATCCTGATGAAACTAGCACAGATAATGTATTAGTTAATAAACGATATGTACAAGCATATATTAGTTCGGGTTTAGTTACTCCAGGAATGGCCGACGTTGATAAAATCCATTTAGGAACAAACAAAGCACAGGTTTTAGCCTCGAGTATTAATTTCTATATCAATAATGCTCAACGTGCAATCATTACTTCTGCCGGTGTAACTGTTGATAACATTAACGCATATCAAAATACAATTACTAATATCTCAACAAACAATCTAGTACTGTCATCGTTTAATAATATAGTTGAAATGAGTGCAGTAATGGAATTAGATGACCAAGTTTCGGCACAATCAGCACCGCTAGGAAATGCAACAAAATTGTACTCGATGCAGAATCTAACACCAAAGTTGAGTCAATATCCAGGAAAAACTGGTATTTTCTTTGCAAATAGTGTTAATTCGGATGAATTAGTTTCTAAAAACAGAGCAGTATTATTCAGTATATTATTTTAAGGACATAACATGGCAATTACAAATGCAACTATAGGATCATCGACTGCTGCAATTTACACAAGCAGCGGTAATAATGCAATTACAACTGTTATTGTTTGTAATACCACTGCATTTGATCCAAATAATCCTACAACAGGGCAAACAAATTTATATATGTATGCCGTGCCAAGTGGCGGAAATCCTAGTTCACCGGCAACAAATACTATTATTGTTAACGGATTACCAATTCCAGCAGGTGAAACAGTTTCATTCGATCAAGAAAAGATGGTATTAGCAAATGGTGACATGTTGGTTGCTAAAAGCGATAGTCCTACAAATTTAGTAGTAACCATTAGTACATTGGCAGTATAATATGAGATACTTAAGAAAACAAGTTATTAATCGAAGAGTTCCGAACGATGCTCGTCTTGATGTAGATATTAATAACAATATCCTTATGACAAGCCCGGCAGCGGTACAAGTTCCGGCCGGTTCTACTGCTCAACGTCCTATTGTTGCTAACAGATACGGAACTAGCACACCTGGTGATTTGTCAGGAATGATTCGATACAACACTTCTACAAATCAGTTAGAAGGTTACCAAGCAGGTACTTGGAGAGCATTTAGGTTTAAAGAATCTACACAGATTACACAACAAAATTTAGGTGCGGGTGATAGTAGTACTGTTTATTTTGGACCGTTAAATCCTATTCCACCGTCAGTTGTTCAGAGCGGTGCAACGTGGGGAGGACAAAATTTATTAGTATTAGTAGAAAATGTACTTCAAATTTCTAATACAAATTATACAATTGTTCAAAATCCGACTATTACTGGTGAAATATATTCAGGACTAACTAGTTCAGTGACATTAGTTGGCGCATCAATAATTAATTTTTCAACGAGTTTAGTAGTTTCCAATGCAGCAGGCAACGGATCAACGGTAACATTAACATTTGCTACTCAATCATCAAATCCATTTGCAATTGGACAATCTATTACAGTTACTGGATTAAGCAATATAGGATATAACGGAGTGTATACTGTTACCGGAGTTACTACTAGCACAGTATCTTATGCAAATAGCACAACCGGTAGCATTATCGGAGACGGTATGGTTATAAGTAACAGCGCAATTTATCCGGCAATTTCTCTTGTTGGTGCAATAGTTACCGGCCATTCTAGTATTCCGTCAAATACTGCAATTTTATCTTATGTTACAGATCCGATAACAGATGCATTAGTAAGTATTACTGTTAATAAAACAATTACAACTGCATTAATTCCAGTATCTACTTCATTAACGATAACAGAATCGACCACAACAGGTAGCGGATACTACATTCAGTTTAGCAGCCCTCCTCCATATGGTAAACCTGTAACAGTATTATCGGGGTTTGATCAGTAATGTCAATCGGGTCAATTTCTGGTAATCTGTTATCACAAAACTTACTTAGAAATGGCGAAAATCTAGCATTTGAAACAAAGTTACTATATCTTGATGTAGTAAATGGTCGTGTAGGGTTTAATAATTCTGCTCCAGTTAGGGAATTAACAACTAACTGGCTTACAACTGATTATCTAATTACCGATAATTTTACGGTTGGGAATATCTCGTTCTCACCGGATACGATTCAAGATTTTGTAAGTCCGGTATATATTACACCTGATCAAACATCTAATCCTCAAATTATTGCTACTGGATTCGGAGTTTCTGGCTTTTCGATTAATAATACTTCTATTCTCGGTAATCTTAATCACGATATAATATTTCAAGCAGATGCGTTAGGTAACGTACAACTTAATACAACACAATTATTGGTAAATGCCAACTTACATGCAACCGGAATTATAACTGCTGATGGTAGTATACAGCTTGGTAATAATAGCAGTGATACAATTGCGTTCGTAGCAGATGTTAATAGTGATATAACTCCTAACCAGAACAAATATTACAACTTAGGTACTAGCTTACTTAGATGGAAGAATATATACGGACAAAATATTGATGTTAATGGTGTTACGCAAATTACCGGTAATACCATCTCGACTAGCCCAAATTTAGTTCTTACTTCAAACGGTGGAGTTGTTAGAGCAGCATCTAATGTCGTTATTAATAGTACTTTAACAGCACCAACATTAGTATTAAACAGTACGCAAGTTAATGGATTACTAACAGTTAATAACAATATTTCAAGAACCGGCACAACGCAGTTAACGGGTAATATTATTCAAACTGGTAATACATCTGTTACTGGTTCAATGAATATTTCTAACTTAGTAACAAACCAAAGTAGTCTTATTCAAACCGGCGACTATCAAATATCTAACAATACTCTCAGCACGATTAACACTAATGAAAATGTTGTTTTAAATTCAACCGGTAATGTTTCGATTTTTAATACAATACAATTTAATAATAACCAAATTATCAATACCTTAACTGGATCACATACTGATAACGAAAAGAGTATTATTTTTAATCCGTCTGGTACTGGAAATGTTGTTATCAATACTACAAAACCATTACAAATACCTTACAATAATGATTCAACATACTTGTTGTCGCACACCGGCCAGATAAGACAAAACAGTACAACAAATTTTTATGAAGGGTGGGCACCGTCTGGTACTGTTAGTTTTTATCAGTTATATTCAAGTGACCGAAAATCATACATTATTCCCGAACTCACACCGTATTCGGGCGACAATATTCTTCGATTTGCTGTTAATAATGTTGTTACAACTACAATAGATACTTCGAAAATTTATAATACTGCGGCCACTTTTGGTAATGTTAGTATTAATCAAAATAGTATTTCTAATGTAACTCCATCGATTGATATAACTATTAATCCTGTAAGTAGTAGTAATTCAATTTATGTTAATGGATTGCCGTTTAACCAAAATACAATACTTAATCCAACTAATGGTGTGCTAACATTAGCTACAACTGGCACAGGTTACGTTAAATTTGGGGGCACATTTGGTGTTGTACTTCCTAACGGTACCACAAGTCAACAACCGTCAAGTCCGGATGTAGGAACCATGCGATTTAACACAAATTCTCAAGTTGAGGAAGTGTGGAATGGCACAGCATGGGTAGGAAGTTCGGCTCATATCACACTTGACCAAGTTACTGATATCATGGATATTTGGTCCATCATCCTTGGATAATTTCAATATTAGATAAATAATTTTAACTGCAAGATAAGACCATTTTTGCAGGGACAAACAGTGGTAAACCCGCTATGCAAGGTGGTTATCCGTGAAACACGGTGGCGAATAAGGAGCAAAAATGGCTGTCGGTCGTATATCCGGTCCGCTCTTAAAGTCGAATTTACTTCGCAACGGTGTAAATTTAGCTTTCGAGACGAACCTTCTCTATCTTGATGTAGTAAATGGCCGAGTTGGTATTAAAACAACTACTCCATCGCACGAATTACAAGTTGTTGGTACTACCCGAACAACTACTCTTGAAATTTCTAGTAACACGATTACTATCGGCAATATTACTATTGCTGGCAATTCTCTATCTAGTAATAACTCTATAATTAACATAAATCCTACTGGCACTAACGCAGTAGTTTATCAAGGTACACTTGTTACCGGAAATTTAACACTTTCTAATAACACTATCCAAGCAACTAATTTTGGCGGTAATATTAACATTACTACCCAAGGAACTGGGCAAGTTGTTTCTAATTCTGATGTTTTAATTAACGGTAACTTACATGCAACGGGCAACATTACCGCTGATGGAAATATACAACTTGGTAATCAGTCTAGTGATACTGTAACATTCACAGCAGAAGTTAACAGCGATATCGCCCCTAGCCAAAATAATTATTACAATTTAGGTACTAGTTCTCTTAGATGGAATACTGTATTCACTAACAGTATTGATACTAATGGCGTAGTAATTAACAATAACAATATTACAACGTCGAACAATACTGATTTAATATTATCAGCAAATGGTACCGGTGTTGTTTCTATACCTTCTAATAATGTTAATTTAGGACAACAGTTAACAGTTGTTGGATTAGCTACATTTGGTGCAACAACAATTAACGGAACTGTTACACAAAATAGTAACACTATTCAAACTGGTAATATTACACAGACTGGTAATATTACACAGACTGGTACATATAATCTTACTGGAACACTTACAGTATCAAATACTATTAATATATCTGGATATTTGCAATTACCGGGTATAACTTTTAATAACAATATTATCACATCTACGGTTTCAGGGACTGACTTAGTATTAAGCGCAAACGGTTCTGGCAATGTAGTAATGCAAGGATTTACAATCCATAACAACGTTATTCAACCAACGGCTACAAACACTAACATTGTTTTAACACCGTCTGGAACTGGAAGCGTGGTTATTAATAATGGATTAATCATCCCTGTCGGCAATACTGCTAGTCGACCAAGCCCTGCATCCAATGGAATGATTCGATATAACACCGATCTTTCAAGATATGAAGGATATAGTAATCCAAATTGGTTACCATTAGGCGGCATTTCCGATGCTGCTGGCTATACATACATTACACCAGAATCGAGTCCGGGCGCTGGCGATAACGTGCTTCGTTTTTATGTCAATAGCACTTTAATGTCGTACATAGATGCTACTAAGTGGTGGTCATCAAGATTTGAAACTAATCAACTTGCAATATACGGTAACACAATCACAACTGTTTCTTCTGGTACTGATATTAATTTTACTACCAGTGGATCAGGTGGCATTACACTAGGCTATCTTAAAATCAACAACAGTAGTATTACAAATACTGTAGCAAACTCTGTGACTACATTTAATGAATCAGGAACTGGATATGTTAAATTTAATGGAACAAATGGTGTTGTAATTCCATCAGGCAACGGAAGCAGCGATCGCCCATCGGTTAAGGAAGTTGGTATGATGAGATTTAATACCGACGATTCGCTTATCGAGGTATGGAACGGTTCGGTATGGTCTAGTGGTACAGGTGTGTCAGCATATGATGCTATAGATATCGGTATACAAATGGTATTAACATTAGGATAATAAATGTCTACACTTTTTCAAACAAAAATTATTAATAATGTAGGAACAGCACCTACTACTGCGGTAACTGCACCGTCAAATGGTACCGTAACGGTCTTAGGATTAAGTCTTGCAAATTTAACAAACGATAACATTTATGCAAGCGTAAAAGTTGCTGATAATTTGAGTAATTCAGCATACTACGCATATAATTTGTTAGTACCGCCAAATTCGAGTTTAAGAGTTTTAAATGGCGGCGAAAGACTTACATTAGCATCGCAGTATTCATTAACCGTGTCGGCTAGCGAAGATAACGGGTTTGATGCAGTGATAAGTTACGTAGTAATACAATAAGGAAACGGCCATGTCATACAATTATGTTGGACAATCATACGATAATATTGCAGGACAATATCAACCGAGGTATTTCTATGCATTAAGAAGAACCGATGCTGGTGATTTATATTTTGCAAGAGTAGATCAATTACAAAATACTGACAGTATTACACTCAATAATCCCGGTAATACGTCTGATAATTATGATAACTTTGAACTCGGTTCGGATTTTTTTGAAGGGCGGGATGTAACTCATAACTTAGTTTATCCTAACTTAAATTATGAACAGTGGCGATGGGACGAACGGTCAGTTTACTATTATATTGATAGTAATGGTAATTTAGTTGCAAGAATTGGACAAGGATATAGTTACCCGTCAGGTTTATAATAATTGGTAGGATAAATAATAAAAACTTAAATTTAAGGAATTACGATGGCAGAATTTAAACTAGGACGATTAAAATTTGTATGGCAAGGTGCATGGGTTACTGGTACCGCTTACGTTAAAGACGATGTTGTAAGATATGGCGGTAAAACGTATGTGTGTGTAACCGGCCATACTGCAAATGCAAACTTCTATACCGATCTCGGAACTTCTTATTGGAGTTTAATGGGAGATGGTATTGCATGGGTAGGTACATGGACTGGATCAACATTTTATAAAGTTGGCGACATTGTTAAGAATGGTGGACAATCATATATTTGTACCACTGGCCATACTTCGGTATCAACATTTGCTAGCGATTCATCAAACTGGACTTTAATTTCAGGCGGTTTTGCATGGAGAGGATCGTGGCAACAAAGCACATTATATAATGTTAACGATGTTGTAATGTTTGGTGCAGTTACATACATTTGTACTACTGCAAATACCAGTTCGTCGGATTTTGCAACTGATCAAAGCAGCAAATGGCAAGTTTTTGTTCAAGGTACACAGTTTATTAATACTTGGAATAATTCCACTGAATATTCTGCAGGTTCTATTGTAACATATGGTGGTTATTCATATGTTTCAACACAAACCAATACCGGGCAAGTTCCATCGTCTAGCCCATCTTACTGGAACGTATACACAACCGGTTATAGCAATCAAGGAACATTTAGCTACGGCACAACATATAAAGTTGGTAGTGTAGTTCAATATGGCGGTAACACATATGTTGCTATTCTTGATAATACTAACCAATATCCGTCAAACGCAACGTATTGGTCAATTGTTGCATATGGTATTAAAGTAAATGGTCCATATGTCGGTGGTACAACTTACAATCTTAATGATGTTGTAACTTATGGCGGTTCTGCATATAGAGCATTACAAACAAACACTAGCATTGCTCCGTCGGCGCTTTCGCCTAATTGGCAAGTTTTATCTGTAGGTTTAGTAAATCAAGGCGTTTGGTCAGGTTCAACAAACTATAAATTAAATGACTTAGTACAATACGGTGCAAATATCTATATTGCAATCCAAGACAATGTAGCGCAAACTCCAAGTACTGCTGCATCTTACTGGTCGGTATTTAATTATGGTTACAATTATCAAGGTACATGGTCTAGTGCAACTAACTACACTATTGGCCAAGTTGTAACATACGGTGGATCATTATTCCAAGCAAAATCCGACAACAATAATGTAAACCCAACTACAACTGCAACATGGAATAAATTATCATACGGTGTTAAAAATCGCGGCACATGGACAACTTCGACTGCATATAATATTGACGAATTAGTAACACATGGTGCAAACACATATATTTCATTAATTCCACATACTTCGGGTACTTTCTCTTCAGATTTATCGACAGCAAAATGGCAATTAATGTCGAGCGGATTGCAATATAGAGGTGTATGGGCAGGATCTACAAGTTATTATGTTAACGATATTGTTCAAGGCCCAACAGGATCTGTATATGTTGCATTACTAGATCATACATCGGGTGGTGATTTTCCAACTGATTTAGCAGCAAGCAAATGGACATTATTCATTGCATATAGCTCTACAACACTTCCTTCATTACCAAGTCCGGCTGTAGGCAAGTCTTTAACTGTTTCAAGTAACGGTTCTACACTTTCTTGGTTAAACACTACAGGATCTGCTAACGTTCTTTATGTTGGACCAGGCGGCTCCGACGCATCAAATCAAGGAACAAGTTTAGCAACACCGTTTGCTACAATTAAGTACGCATGTTCGGTAGCAACATCGGGTAATGTAATTTATGTTAAAAGTGGTACATACTCAGAACAGCTTCCGATCACAGTTCCTGCAGGGGTGTCGATTGTAGGCGATAGTTATAGAACAGTTACAGTTCAACCAACAAGTGGACTTAGTGATGATGCTGTGACTCCGAACAACCAAGCAACTATGTGGAAATTAAGCGATGGTACTAATCTTTCAGAAATGACCTTTGCAAATATGACCGGTTGGGTTCCAGGAAGTACTACTTCGGATATTTCAACATCTACACCAAAAGGCGTGTATGTTGCATTTAATTCGGCATCAGTTATTACTAGACCTCCGAGTGTTTCAAACTGCACTACGAGTTCATCATCTGGTGCAATTGGTGCATACTTAGACGGCTCGTTACATGGGTCGGGGCAAAAAACAATGGCATTCCGCTATTACAATATTACTTCAGATACTGGTGTAGGGTTCTGGGCTACGAATAATGCAAAATTAGATCTTACAACTTGTACATCTTCATATTGCTATTTTGGGTTTGCAACATCAGCAGGTGGAACTATTCGATCTGATAACGGTACTGCAAAATGGGGTACTTATGGCGGAACTTCGGTTGGTTATTCATCATTAGAAACTGCTGCAACTGGAAATATTGTCGGTCAACAGTTAAACTTTTCTTATAATACCGGTACAATTGCAGTAGGTGATACTGTAACTTCGATCACTAGCGGCGGTACTGCTACTGTTATTGGGGTCCAAACTGCATATAACAAAGTATTTGTGTCAAGTGTTACTGGATCGTTCTTAACAGGTGATGCGTTATCATTTACTAGTGGTGGATCTGGTATAGTAACTACAGGTGTTACTAATCAAACAGGTGCAGTATTAGCATTAAACACACTAGCAGCATTACCAACAGCAGGCGGTGTTGTTACTATCGGAAGTGATAGTTATATTATTCAATCTGTAAGTGGTGCGTATGTTAACTCAGCTAGTGTTATTACTGTATTTTTAACAAGTGCAGCAACTAACTTATACGCAAATGCAGCAGCAGTAACTATTCGTTATCAAACATCACAGACTCGTTTATCAGGTCATGATTTCTATAATGTTGGCACCGGCGGTGTAACTAATACAAATTATCCAGGTACGCCATTATCTGGACCGTTCTCTGCACAAGAAATACAACAAATTCTACCCGGTAGAGTATATTATAGTGCATCTAGCCAAGACGGTCGTTTTGCAGTTGGTAATTACTTAACAATCAACCAATCAACTGGTACTGCTACACTTAATCCAGCTGCATTTACTGTAACTGGTAATTCAGCATTAACACTTGGTGCAATTGGTACGTTGACCGGTGCTACAATTAATAAGTTCTCAACAGACGGAACATTAATTAATAACAGTAATACTAGTGTACCGACAGAAAATGCCGTTAAGACTTATGTTGATAATGCACGTACACAAGCATTAGAACCAACCGGCTTTAATCTTAACAACCTTAACAGCATCGGTATTATTGAAATTTCTAACGACGGTGTTAACATTGTTAAAATCGATCAAAATGGCGCAGTAACTACTAGAGCTGATAGTACATTTGGTACAGGAACTGTTTATTCGAGAGCAGCAAGTGCTAGAACTATTGCAATATATCCAGTAAGCGGACAAACATCAGTTAGTGTATGGATAAGTGGAATTCAATACACCTACACAAAGATGCAAACTACAACATATTCAAGTTTAAGCAATCTTAACTATGCATTCTTCAACGCTAGCGGTATTGTTGTGTATACATCGGGAACAGTAACTGATACTATTTTCCAAACATTTGCACAATTATTAACATTTACAGGTACTGATAGTACTAATACATTTGCTATAACTTCTGCTAAGAGATGTGGTATTAACATGCCGGGACAAGTACAAAATTACTTGTCAAATAGTGTTGGCGCCGCGTATAAAACAGGATTAGGTGTTACTGGTGTTGTTGCAAGTGCTACAGCATATACTAATACTGTGGCAGGTACTACACAAGTTCAAGATTTAACACACACATTTGCATCATTATCGACAAACTATTGGTTATATAACGTCGGCGGTGTGTGGACAGTATCAGGAAGTGCAGATAATAATTTCAGTTATTTGTCTACCGGTACTGCACAATATAACGGTTCTGGTGCATTAACTACACTTTCATCAGGACAATATACAGTTACATACTTCATTGCTACTAGTGATAAGGTACGCGGTGGTGTTATGAAACTTGTAGGACAAAGAGTGTTCACAACATTAGCGGCTGCAAGACAGTCTGCACAATCTGAACCGAGAGATACAAGTCTTGTTGGTCTACCATTCCAAGATTTTGTATGGATCGGTGCAGTAGTTGTTAACTCAACAGGCGCTGTACAAACATTAGATAACGGATTAACTTATATTGATTTACGTTACCAAATTATTAGTGCAGGAACTAACGCATTAGGTAACTATCTAGTTAATGCATCGGCAGCAGATTTATATTATAACAACTCAGCATTTCCAAGTGCAGGCACAAATGTACAGTCTGCAATTGATACTGCCGCAGCAAGTTTATCAAGAGCTAGAACAATTTTATCACTAAATACATTATGGACAAATGCCTGGTAATAAGGCGAAAAGGATATTAGGAGTACAATAAATGACAACCGCAGCAAAATACGGCGCACAAGACTTAAATGGTAATCCGTTCAATTACCAACAGTTAGTTCCGCTACCAAGTACTAATCCAGGTACTACAAACACCGTAGTTAATACTACTTTTACTAACAGAGCAGCATATGACGCAAGGGTAAGAATGGCATTGACCAACACCCCAATCGGCTCACAAGTAGTTTCAAACGTTCACGGGACACAGTCGTTTACAGCACAACAAAGTGCAGCATCGACATTAGTTGAAACACAGCAGGTATTAACAATTGATACTGCATCAGCAACAACAAATGCGTTTACAACCGCATCATATATTGTTACTGCAACCACTGAAAACACAAACCTTATTACTGTTTCAAGCACAACTACTTTTGCAGTCGGACAGCCGGTTGTATTCAGTGCATCAGCAGGTAACTTAACAGCTGGTACAGTTTATTATATCCTAACTATTAACAGTTCAACAACATTTACAGTTTCACCAATCTGGAACGGACCTGTACAATTGTTAACAACTAGTGCATTCCCAATGATTGTACAACAAACTGTTAGTAACCTTTCAGTCGGTATACCAATTAACTTCCACGGTGCAACATTTGGTTATGCATTCTACAACATGAACTTTTATGTTGCAAGTTTACCGGGCGGTGCAAGCGGTACTACATTTACTATTAGTGCATATCCAGGCGGTCCAACTATTCCGCTAGCTTCTGCAATTGGTACAATGTCAGCTGTTCCTGTAGTTACTCCTGTTGCTAATCCTGCTACTGCACAGTATCCAACAGCAATGGCATCGGCACTTGCACTTGGTACAACAGCACAAGCAGGGTACTACAACACATTACAAGGTGTTACTGTTACTGCATCAACTGCAACTACTAATATCTTAACTACTGCATCATTTGCAATTACTGCAACTACTGCAACCACTGGATTATCAGGTTTTGCATATGTTACTACTTCAGGTTCTACTAACTTATTAACCGTTGGTCAGCCAGTTGTATTCAACGCAGCAATTTCAGGTTCTGCGGTTTATGCTGGTATTACATACTATATTCATTCGATTATTTCGTCTACAACATTTAGTATTTCAACCTCATTTAATGGTACACCAATTTCATTAGGTACAAACGGTTCTGTATCTGGCGTTACTATGTACCTAGCAACAACTTACTTGCAAACAAACCAACAGGTAATTTTCACCGGTACAACTTTCGGTAATATCATTCCTAATATTCCGTATTACATCGCAACTGTACCGTCAACAAATACATTTACTGTTTCAACAGCACCAAGTGGCCCGATTGCAACATTAGCTACTACTACAGGTACTATGGTTGTATCGGCATTTGTACCTCCAACTGTTCCACAATTAGTTGTAGGTAGTTCACAAGCAGGTGTAACAATCAGTGTAACTGGATCAACAACCAGCGTAATCAACTGCGTAAGCACAACTGGATTGGCTGCTAACCAACCGATTGTATTCAGTGCTAGCTTCGGTGGACTTACTTTAGGTACAACTTATTATGTTGTTTCGGGGTTTACTTCGAATACATTCCAAGTAAGTTCAACGGTAGGCGGTTCTGCGATCACGTTAATTGCAAGCACAGGTACATTAAATGCTCAAGCATTACCGTACTTTAATACATATGCGACTACTGTAACTGCAACAACAGTAAGCACTAACTTAATTACTGTTACAAATACTTCGAACTTTGTTCCAGGACAACCAGTTGTATTCAGTGGTGCAATTGGCGGACTTTCTGCTAACACCGTTTACTATGTTTTAAACGTTTATAGCACTACCCAGATAGTTGTTTCTGCAACACAAGGTGGCGTTGCGTTCCCATTAATTACTGCAACTGGTTCTGTAACTATGTCGCAAGCAACTACAGGATTAGCAGTTAACCAACCATTCCAGATCAGCAGCGTAATTATTCAGGTAACTGCAACATCAACATCAGGAAACCTTGTAACTTGTAATAATACAGTTAACCTTGTTGCTAACCAACCGATTATATTCAGCGGTGCAATGGGTAACATTGTTGCAAATACTGTTTATTATGTTTCAACAATTGCAAGTAACACAACATTTACAATCAGCCAAACACAAGGCGGCGGTGTATTTGGACAAGCAAATGGTTCGGGTTCAATCGTTGGACAGCAAGCACCATTTGGCGGTGTTGTTCCTGGACAGGTTTACTACGTTTACAATGTAACATCACTTACATCGTTTGCAATTTCAAGCATTCATGGTGCACCAAGTGCATTAGCACTAACAACTGTTGCAGCAGGTGCACAACTTGCAGGATTCCAGTCAATTGTTCCTACAGTTTCATTAGGTACTTCAACAGCAACTGGTTCAATTTATGCTCTAAACAATACGTATACTACATCGACTGTTACTGCATCAAGCAACACAACTACAGATATTACACTTAGCTCTGTTGCAACTTTTGCAGTCGGACAACCGATTACATTCTTGTTTAACAGCGGTGCAAATGCAACTACAAACAACATTTTCAGTTTTGTTAGCGTAACTGGTACTACAACTGGTACTAATACTATTAGTATTTCAGGTAACACAACCGGACTTGCTATTGGACAAGCGATTGTTTTTAACGGCACATTAGGTGGACTTACATACGGTACTGTTTATTATATTGCAAGTATTCCAAGTACTTCAACATTTACAGTTTCATTAGTTCCATACGGTACAGCAGTTTCTTTAAATACTGCAAGCGGTACTATTACTGGTTACTTAACATATTATATCACTTATGTTAATGTCGGTGCAACAACAATCCAGATTTCACCAACATTTAACGGTCCAACTTATGCATTATCAGCAGGTTCGATTGTTTCAAATAGCACAGTACAACATGCAACCACTAACTTAAATCCAGGACAACCGATTCTCGTAACTGGTACAGCGTTCGGTGGTACTACAACTAACACAACTTACTATGTAAGAACTGTTCCAACTCAATCGCAGTTTACTATTTCAACTTCGCCGTTTGGACAGATCTTTACTTTAAGTAGCACATCCGGTGCAATGCCAACCTTAATTGGCCCAAGACCAGTGTTAACAATCTTGCAGTCTACTAGTTCAAACCAAATGCAGACACAGACTTATGCGGTTACAGCAACTACTGCTACAACCAACTTAATTACTGTTAATAATACATTTGGATTCACAGTTGGTATGCCGGTTGTATTCAGTGGTGCATTAGGTAACTTAGTTTCAGGTATGATTTACTATGTTTCATCTATTCCGACTGCAACAGTATTCGCAGTTTCTCCAACATTAGGCGGACAGAACTATGCACTTGCTACAGCAACTGGATCAGTGAACGCACAGCAAGCAACTGCAAACTTGTATCTAAACCAACCGATCCAGTTCCAAGGTTCAACAAGCATTGGTTCACCTTATACCGGTGTTACTTCTGGTACAACATACTACATTAGAAGTATTGATTCGGCTGTATTGTTTACTATTTCGTCAGCATTAAGCGTTCCGGGTACTACATCAACCGCTGCTACATTAACTGGTGGTGGTCAGATTATTGCTAACCCGATCGTTAATAACATTGTTGACGCATTTGCTTATTACACACCGTTGATTACTGTAAGTGCTACATCTGCAACTAGCCCAACATACTATTTGACTGTATCTAGCACAGCAAACTTAGCAGTAGGACAACCGATTGTATTCACTGGTATTTCATTACTTGGTGGCGTTAGTGCAAATACTGTTTACTATGTTAATGCAATTGCAAGTACCACACAGTTTAATATTTCAACAACATATGGCGGACCGATTGTTGCATTAACTTCTGGTTCAGGTACAATGTATGTTCAACAATCAACATCAGCATACTCGCTCAACCAAACAGTTATTTTAAACTCGCCAACTGTTATCGTAACTAGCACAGCAGCTACTTCTAACATTATTACTTGCAACAGCACAACAAACTTAATTGCTGGACAGCCGATTGTATTTGGTAACATGACTTATCCGACAAGTAACATTGGTAACATTGTTGCTGGTACAGTTTACTATGTACTAACCGTGTTAAGTACGACTACATTTACAATTTCTGCAACACCAGGCGGTAGCCAGTTTGCATTAACTAGCACAACTACACAGTTTGCAGCACAGCAAGGTATCTTTGGACAGCAATACGGTGTTAACGGACAGAACTATGTTGTTCAAAACACACCAAATGCTACTTCATTAGTTCTTGCAAGAGCAGGTGCAAGCATTAGTCCAGCTGGTTTAGGATTGTTCCCAATGCCAACAGTTGCACCGATTCAGGTAACTGCTACAGCAGGTTCTGGTTCTTATGCAATTACTGTTCCAAGTACTGCACAATTAACTGTTAACCAACCAGTTATCTTTATTGGTACAGCAATTGGTGGTCTTACTGCTACTGTTAACCAACTTATTAACCCGACTGTTTACTATGTAAGTTCGATCTTAACTAGTACAACATTTAACGTTTCTAGTTCATTAGGCGGCGGTGTTCAGGTCTTATCAGGCGCAACAGCAAACACAATGGCTGTACTTCCATTAAGTGCAACAGGTATTGCAACTGCATATTCGTTCAACTCAACACCGGCACTTACAATCGGTGCAACTACTACAAGTACTAACGTAATAACTACACTTGGTTACAGCGTAAGTGGTAATAGTGCAACTACTGCTAACTTGTTAACTGCAAGCTCAACTGTAATATTTGTAGTTGGTCAAGCAGTAACATTTAGTGCTGCGTTCTGCGGACTTAACACAGGTGTTACTTACTACGTTGCATCAGTACAGTCAAGTACAACATTTACAGTATCAGCATTTTGGGGCGGTCCAGACGTTATCTTAAGTGGTAGCGGTAGTGCAACAATGAGTGAAACAACAACATTCTTACAGCTCAATCAACCTGTAACATTTGTTGCTGCATCATATATTGGTGGGTTAACTGCTGGTTCAAACTACGGTGTAACTTATTATGTTACTAATATTGGTAGTTCGACTACATTTATTGTTAGTACAGTACCGGGTGCATCAGGTAACCAATTAGCATTAACAACTACATCGGGCCAGATGACTGCACAGGTTGGTTGCTACAGAGCATTAAGTTTCAACTCAACAAATAACGGTACCTCGGTTCTTCAAACACAAACATTTGCTGTATCTGCTACTGCTGCGGTTAACGGTACTATGTTAGTTACTGCAACTAATACGTTCGCTATGTATCCAGGTATGGCAATAGCATTTAGTGGTTCACTAGGCTTCTTAGCTGCGAACACTATCTACTATGTGTTATTTGTTTACGATGAAAAGAGATTTGCAGTTACTACAGCACCGGTTAACTCATTAGGTATTGCAACTAACGGCACAACTGTTCTACAGACTCTTAATGGTGCATTGTTAACACATCAAACAACTACTGGTTCGATTACAGTTACACAAAGTCCGGCAAGATTACAGCAGAACCAAGCAGTTGTGTTCTATAGCACAATCGGTGGTGCTGTACTCGGTGGTGTTACACAAGGTACAATTTACTATGTACAGGCTGTTAACCCAGTATCTGGTACAATTGCTATTTCAACTACACCAGGTGGTTCGGCATTTACATTATCGGCAGTTAACAATACTGGTACAACACAGTCGATGATGATGGTTCCGTTAACAACATGGGCTCCTGTAACTAACGTATTGATTACACAACCAATGCCAATTTACAGCGGTACTAACTCATCGAATGTATTAACTACTGGAAATATTGCACTTGTAACTAACACATCATATGGTACTAACTATATTACATGTCTTACTACATCAGCATTAGCAGTAGGTATGCCGATTGTATTCGGTAGTGCAATTGGTTCGTTAGCATCGGGTGTTACTTATTATGTTGCACAGATTATTAATGCAACACAGTTTACAGTATCATTAGTATGGGGCGGCCAGGTTGCAATCCTAACACAAGGTACTGGTGCTATTACTGTTCAGCAATCAACTGCATTGATGTCAATTGGTCAACCAGTGTTTATTTCAGGTACTGCGTTTGTTCCAACATCAGCAAACAGTGTTGGATCATACACCACATACTATGTTGCTACAATTCCGAGCGTAACAACATTTACATTAGCAACATCTTTAGCGAACGCAATTGCAGGTACAGCGATTACACTTGGTACAACAACATACGGTTATATGACATTAACTGCGTCAAACGCAAATGCATTAACTAATATGTCGAACGTAATTGGTCCTTCATTACCATTTGCATTCACAGGTGCGCAGATTAACATCACCGCAATTACTGGTAGCAACTTATATACTCCAAACGGTACAGCATTGCTAAGTGCTAACCAAGCAGTAGTATTCACAGGTTACGGATATACTAACCAAACAAGCGGTACTATCCAACCTGGTACAACATACTACATTAAGGCAGTATTAGATAATAACACATTCACTTTAAGTTCAACTCCAAGTGGTGCTACATTATCGTGGGTTACTGAAACTAACGTGTTAACTATGCAGTTAGTAAGTTCATTAGGTTCATCATTAACACCTTACTCGACTTACTTTGTATTAGCAACACCTACACCAAACACCTTCCAGATTGCAACAACGACTGCAACTGTAAGTGGTTTAACATTAACAGTGCCGACTCCAGTTACACAAGCAGCTGGTAATACACTTGTTAAGATTGATAGTAACATTATTACACTTGCACAAGCACAGGGTGCTACTAATACATTCTTTGTTCCAAATACTCCTGTAACATTCACAGCAGTAAGCGGTACAACATTTGGTGTTAGTGCAACAGCAGCGGCAGGTACATACAACGGTGCTCCAACATATGGTACTCCGTTCATTGTAACAGCAGTTGCTACAAACGGTAACATTACAATCAACACTAGTGCAACAAACTTACTAGTAGTAGGTCAACCGATTATGTTTACTAACCCATTATCACCATTGACTACTACAAGTGGTTTAGTACCATTCCAGACATATTATGTGTTAACTGTTTCTAGTACAACTATTACAGTGGCGTCAAGTTGGCCAAGTGCTACCGCAGTGACATTTGCTGCTGCATGGTCATCACAAACAACAGTTGGTGGTTTCTACGCTGTACCAATGTACTATGTTAAGGCAGTACTCGATAGCAGAAGACTTATGCTTTCGGCTACATTAAACGGTGCTACATGGCCTATTACAAATGCATCAGGTACTGTTCCAGGTAACTATACCGCTGGTACAAACATTATGGTAATTAACTCACAACCATCGTTCACTGACTTCATTGAACATGATGTTACATTATCACCAAATGGTACATTTGAAAGAACTGGTATATTAGTTCCGCCAAACACTTACTTGTATGTTTCTAGTAACCAATCACAAGTTAGTGCAGTAGCAACAGGTATTCAAGAAGCAGTATAATAAATTAGATTGTGGGGGACTAGTTCCCCCACAACACTAATTGAATAGGAGACACAATGAGAAAACAACCTAGAATTAGTTCGGCATCGATTATACAGCTACCAGCAATTCAACAAGGATACTATTATTATCCACTAGCAGCGCCAGGTAACGGTACATATGCGACTATTCCTATTAATACTGTAGGAACGTTAATCCAAATGGCTAACGCCCCAACTGCAAATACTTGGTACTTAGATTTTACTGGTGTAATTTTGTCAGTTAACTACACATTAACTATTACTATTTTAATACCACAAGGTGCGTCAGCATATAACCCATCGGTATTAGTAAATGGTATCGCTCCTACATTAATCGGAGCAGGTAATGGTGGTGCAACATCTAGAACTAATGCTTACTATTACACAATTATCTGTACTGCACCAAATCAGTATTCTTATACTGTGTGGGTAGCAGCAATTTAATAGGCGATTATAATGAGAAGATTACCTAGAATTAGTTCAGCACCAAACTTACAGTTACCAGCAATACAACAGGCTGTATTTACTGAAAATTTATCGATCGGTGGTAACTTTGTTACTGTTCCAGTTAATAGTTTGGGCACATTTATTAATTTAGCCAGTTATTATGTAAGTTATACTGGCACAGTTGGTAGTATTAGTGGAACAGGTCCGTGGACTGCAACAATTACTGGTATGACTTCAACTTCGGGTCTAGTAGCAAATCAGGTAATACTTGCTGTAGCAGGTTCTGGATCAATAGGTACTGGTACAATTACCGTAACAAGTATAGTAAGTTCAACTTCTATTACAATTACAGCAACTGGCGGTACAACTCCGGTCGCAGGAACTGTAACGAACATAATAACCGCCGGAAGTGTTGTTAGTTCAGCTTGGACATTAGATCTTACTGGTATTTCACTATCAGTTAATTATGCATTACCGATAACTGTATTAATTCCAGTAGGTGGCACAGCATACAACCCGACCGTATTAGTTAACGGTATTACAGCAACACTTATCGGAGCCGGACCTTCACCGACTACTAGCAGAACAAATCAATATTTTTATACAATTGTTTGTACTGCACCAAATCAGTATTCGTACTTCGCATACGCAAACGCAGTTTAGTATTAAAGCGTATAGAGATATACGCTTTATTTTTATCCAAAACACCGTCTTTTTAAACTTCTTTTCTCGATAAATATATTAGAGGAATGAATCATGCTTAATATAACTAATTACATCACGCAGGGACAACGTAACACGATTAAACTGCAAAAAGATTTATCATTCAAAAACCCTTGGATTCAAGTTCACAACAATACAACTATAGACCAATGGCATGTAGGTGATTTTTCGAGCGCATCATATTTTGTTACTGTTGAGTACGATTCAAATTCAAAAGAAACTATGCAGATTTTGGTAGTTGCTAGACCTGGACAAGCAACGTTATCGATATTTGGTAGAACGACTATCCAAGATCCTCTAGTCACGTTAACTGCAACTGTAACAAACAGTATATTAACAATGGCTGCGACAGCAAACACAGGCTATACGGGTGCCAAATTAACCTATGTTGCTTCTTATATTGAGACAATTCAACCATTAACTACTCCAACCATTGTACCGTCAGTTCCTTCGGGTACAGCAGTTATTTCACCACTTGTACCAACCCCTACTTCATTTGGTATAGTTAATTCTGCAGGACAGCCGACTCTTACAGCAGGTGCAGCAGGCGATACGCTTACTTTTATTGCAGGTTCAGGAATCGGATTAACAACTAATGCTAGTTCAAATTCTTTAACAATTAGTTCATCATTTCCGTTTTATAGTAATATACAAGTTACAGGGCAAACTACGTTAGTACCAACAAGTCCGACTAGCAATTTAACTTTTACACCGGCAAATGGTATTACTTTAACAACTAACGGAACAACAAATACTATTACTGTTGGAATCGGCACAGTACCGGGATTAACATCATCGAGTACTATTACTGCACCGCTTTTTTCAGGATCAGGAGCAAGTTTAACTTCATTAAATGCTTCTAATTTAGTAACTGGCACAGTATCTTCAAGTTTATTACCAATAGCAACTACAAATAACTTAGGTGCTATAAAGGTCGACGGTTCTAGTATCACTATCAATAATAGTGTTATTAGTGCAACACAATATACATTACCGTCTGCAAGTACAAGTTCATTAGGCGGTGTAATTATTCCAACGGTTACTACAAGCGGTATTACTAATTCAAGTGGCACTATTGGATTAGCTACTGCAAGCACAACACAATTAGGCGGTGTATTAGTTGACGGAACTAGTATTTCTATTAATAACGGAGTAATTAGCAACAACGGTACAGCATTGACATCAACTACTGCAAATTCTACTTACTTCTTAGGACTACAACCTAATAGTTCCGGATATACAAATACTACAACTGTATCGCCATCGAACTTATACTTCAATCCTTACATTGGTACATTGTATACAACATTATTCCAATCATTGTCCGACGAAACACAAAAAACTAATATCACTCCGATTGTCAATGCAACTGAAATAATTAAACAGTTGGGCGGATTTGAATTTAACTGGAAAGACAACGGAATTAAGTCTGCTGGTACAATTGCTCAAATAGTTGAAAAGATTTTACCGTGGTTAGTGAGTGAAAGTAACGGTCTTAAAAGCGTTAACTATGATGGTATAATTGGATACTTGATTGAATCAAACAAAGAATTAGCAGCAAGATTAGATGCATTAGAGAATAAGTAATGGCAACTGGTAACCCTAGTAATTTTCAAAAGAGCGATTCGGCATTCGGTGCAATAGACCTCGATGACGAATACATCACTGATGCTTGGTTGGTAGATCAGTTTGTTGGGAATAGTTTGTTTGGATGGGGATATAATAATTTTGGTCAACTAGGTAATGGAACAAAAACTAATTATTCTTCGCCAATCCAAATAGGAACATTAACCAATTGGAAACAGGTTGCATGTGGATATCTATACACAGTAGCAATTAAAACTGATGGTACTTTATGGACATGGGGATATAATAGGTATGGCCAATTAGGCAATGGAACAGGAGTATATTATTCCTCTCCAATTCAAGTAGGATCATTAACCAATTGGAAACAAGTTGCTGGTGGAAACTTTCATACAGCAGCAATTAAAACAGATGGTACTTTATGGACATGGGGAAATAATTCTGCTGGCCAATTAGGCAATGGAACAGGAGTATATTATTCCTCTCCAATTCAAGTAGGATCATTAACCAATTGGAAACAAGTTGCTGGTGGAAACTCTCATACGGCAGCAATCAAAACAGATGGTACTTTATGGACTTGTGGATATAATCAATATGGACAGCTAGGTAATGGAACAAACACTAATTATTCTTCGCCAATCCAAGTAGGAGCATTAACTAATTGGAAACAAGTTGCTGGTGGAGACTCTCATACAGCAGCAATTAAAACTGATGGAACTTTATGGGCATGGGGATATAATAATTATGGACAATTAGGTAATGGAACAACAATATATTATTCATCACCAATTCAAGTAGGATCATTAACGAATTGGAAACAAGTTGCTTGTGGATCGTACCACACCGCAGCTATTAAAACAGATGGTACTTTATGGACATGTGGTTATAATATTGATGATGGATATGGTAATGGCGGACAATTAGGTAATGGAACAAACACTAATTATTCTTCGCCAATCCAAATAGGAGCATTAACTAATTGGAAACAAGTGGTGGGTGGATATAGACATACAGCAGCAATTAAAACAGATGGTACTTTATGGACATGGGGAAGTAATTTGTACTTTTATTATGGACTAGGTGCTGGCCAATTAGGCAATGGAACAACAACATCCTATTCTTCACCAATTCAAGTAGGAACATTAACCAATTGGAAACAAGTTGCTGGTGGGATCATCCATACAGCAGCAATCACATTCGCAGATATAACATAAGGAAAAACAATGGCACAGTATCTTTTAGTACAAAATAAACAAATAGTACACCTTGGACCATTTGATTGGAAACAACGTTATATCCAATCAGAATTTGACGACTTACACGACCAAGGAGAAATCTCATTCCAATACCAAGTACCTCCGATTGAACCAGGTTATGTTGATGTTGGGGAAGGATTTGAAATATTCCCAATTGTTGGTACTGAAATGCCTGATATGGATCTAACATTTGAAGAACCAGTTGGACCATTTTACACATATGAAGATAATCAAGCATTTGCAACTTATCATAAACAAGATAGATCATTAGGGCATATTCAAGGATCATTAATTGAAGTTGCGGTAAGATTAAGAAATACAAAAGAAAATGCAGGAACTACTGTAAAGGTTACTTCTGGAGAAATTAATGTACCGACAGATAAAGATTCGAGAATACATTTTTCGACGTTATTATCATCAATGGGTACAAACTCTATTAATTACAAACTAGGATCAGATTTTGTTCCATTAACGTCGACTGATATGCAGACTATAGTGAATACTGTACACGATTATGTTCAAGCACAATTTGACTGGGAATTAACTATTGCTACAGAAATCAATAATACTCCCGACATCGATAAATTAAAAGAAATTTATACTAGTCTAGTACCTGTTCTACAACCAAGAGTCGGAGTACCGAATGCCAGCTAATTTTGGACCATACCAGCCGTTTACAGGGTTTAGCATAGTAGATCCTAATACCAATGTTGCTCAAGATTTAGGGCAGAGGTATATTACTAAATCTTACTTACTAGATACATATCCTAACATAGCATCAGCAACTGGATCAAGAACAAGTCCGGGATTATGGGCTTGGGGAACTGACGGATATGGGGCGGGATCTTTAGGAAATGGGGTATTTAATGTTTATTATTCATCTCCGATACAGATAGGTTCGTTACCTAATTGGAAACAGGTCATTAACTGTGATTCTCATACTACGGCTGCGGTTAAAACCGACGGAACATTATGGACTTGGGGGTATAACGGTTACGGACAGTTAGGTAATGGCACAGTTACAATATATAATTCGCCAATACAGGTAGGAACAGGTACTAATTGGAAACAAGTTGCCGGCGGCCAGTATTACACAATGGCCATTAAAACCGACGGAACATTATGGGCGTGGGGTGTCAACGGTAATGGACAGTTAGGAAACGGAACAATCATGAATTATTCGTCACCTATACAAATTACATCAACCATTCCGTGGAAACAAGTAGTATGTGGTGCTAATTATACCGCAGCAGTTAAAACTGATGGGACACTATGGGCGTGGGGAAACAACTTCTCTGGACAATTAGGTAATAGTACTACAATTAATTATTCATCCCCTGTTCAAATAGGAGTAGGAACTAACTGGAAACAAATTGCATGTGGATACCATGTGTACAATACCGTTGCGATAAAACAAGATGGTACTATGTGGTCATGGGGGGATAATTCAAGCGGGCAACTAGGTATTAATATTCCGGCTGTTAGTTATTCGTCACCGGTGCAAGTAGGAACACAGACTACCTGGAAACAAGTCGATGTGGATACCGCTTTCATGGCTGTAAAAACTGACGGAACATTATGGGCTTGCGGAGCCAATGGTGGATGGTTTGGGGCTAAATTCAGTTCATTTGCATTTACGACTGTTCCTCAATCCCCTAATCCGTCTCAGTTTTGTGGGTATACTTCTGCAATTTGGTCAGTTGTAGACCCAGATACAACATTATTAACAATCAACGGAGGTACTAGCTATAGTTCGGCAACGGCTGTGATTAGTAAAGATAACTCATTATGGACTTGCGGATACAATAATAATGGCCAACTAGGTAATAGCACACCTGGATTTAGTTATTCATCTCCAGTACAAGTAGGAACTTTAACTAACTGGAAACAAGCATCGGCAGGAGCATTCCATACTGCATCGGTTAAATTAGACGGGTCATTGTGGATCTGGGGCGACAACTATTATGGCCAACTAGGCGGCGTTACAACCTACGGATTAATCACTGCATCTTCGCCAATTCAAGTAGGATCGTCAACAACTTGGAGTACCGTTTCGTCGTCCGGCCTCGGAGCAAGTCATTCTGCAATCATAAAGCAAGATGGAACATTATGGACTTGGGGCTATAATTCCCAAGGTCAATTAGGTAATAATACAACCATAAGTTATTCATCTCCGATACAAGTAGGATCAGGTACTAATTGGAACCAAGTTGCTTGCGCATACGGCCACACGGTGGCAATTAGAACCAATGGTACTTTATGGGCTTGGGGCAGTAATACCGTCGGACAATTAGGTAATAACACTAACAGCACCTGGTATTCGTCACCAATCCAGATAGGGGTAAGCACTAACTGGAAACAAGTAGCATGTAGTAGCCTATCTGGTAATCGTAACCCATTTACCGCAGCAGTTAAAACCGATGGGACACTATGGGCATGGGGGAACAATCTCACTGGACAATTAGGTAATAATACTACAATTAATTATTCATCCCCGGTTCAAATAGGATCATTAACTAATTGGAAACAAGTTGCTTGTGGATATGCACATACAGCAGCTATTAAAACTGATGGTACTTTATGGACATGGGGAAGTAATAGTGGTCAATTAGGTAACGGAACAACTGTATCTTATTCCTCACCGATTCAAATAGGAACATTAACTAATTGGAAGCAAGTTTCTGGTGGAACCAATCATACAACAGCAATTAAAACCGATGGAACCTTGTGGTCATGGGGGGATAACGGTTACGGACAGTTAGGTAATGGAACGCTCATTAATTATTCCTCACCAATTCAGATTAGTTCTTTAACCCCGTGGGCACAAGTTATTGCAGGAGACTGTCGTACTATAGCTATTCAAACCGACGGATCAGCATGGGCCTGGGGCGCTAACGACTATTTTAGCGGAAACCCACTCCAATCAGTGCCAATACAAATCGATGCGTCAACTAACTGGAGCCAGTTGTCTTTAGGTGTTGCTCATGCAATAGCTGTTAAGGCAGATAACTCTCTCTGGGCATGGGGAAATGACGTATATGGACAATTAGGTACATTAGTGTTAGGAAATCCTAGTCAAACCTCGTCCCCAATTCAAGTCGGTTCACTAGCAACATGGAAACAAGTGTGTTGCGGTAGAAGTGTTACCGCAGCTATTGGTATAAATGGATCGTTATGGATGTGGGGTGATAACTATTACGGGCAATTAGGAAATAACATCCAGAGAATTCGATATTCATCACCAATTCAAGTAGGATCGGGTACTAATTGGAAACAAGTTGCGTGTGGGTACGGTCATACAGTAGCCATTAAAACTGACGGTACATTATGGGCTTGGGGAGATAACTATGCTGAAACAGGCGGAACCGGACAGTTAGGCAACGGAACAGCACTAAATTATTCATCTCCGGTACAAGTAGGATCGGGTACTAATTGGAAACAAGTATCTGCAGGATCGTGGCACACCGCAGCAGTTAAAACTGACGGAACGCTATGGACTTGGGGATATAATTCAAACGGGCAATTAGGAAATAATGATTTGTATAATAATCCTCAGTCATCACCGGTGCAAGTAGGGACGGGCACTAATTGGAAACAAGTAGCAGCTTGTGGTTATCATACATTAGCAGTTAAAACCGATGGCACATTATGGTCGTGGGGAGCAAACCACTACGGACAATTAGGAAACGGGACATTTATAGATTCCCCATCCCCTATACAAGTAGGATCATCCACTTACTGGACGCAAGTATTTGGCGGATTTGTTAATTCATTTGGATATACTATTAATAATGTTGTATGGGCATGGGGAAATAACAATGGCGGGCAGTTAGGAACACAAACATCAACTCCGCAAGTTTACTCGTCACCGATACAAATAGGATCGCTAACTAATTGGAAGACTATTTCCATAAAAGGAGCAAATAGTGCAGCAGCAATTAAAACCGACGGTACATTATGGACTTGGGGCAGTAATAACGTTGGACAATTGGGGTATAGTCCGGTAGGTATATATGTCTCATCTCCGACACAGGTAGGTACATTAACTACATGGCGACAAATATCAAATGGACCTAACAATATTTTTGGTATTTCAGACGGATATATTTAAGGAACAACAATGGCAAATACTCCTTCAGGTTTTAAATTTCCTATTTTAACTTCAAATCAAACATATTCAAATACCGTTGTTGATATGGCCGATATATTTGTTCGTAAGGAATTATTCTTAAACGCAGGGTTGTGGGCGTGGGGATATAATAATTTCGGTGAATTAGGTAACGGAACAGTAACATTATATTCCTCGCCGATTCAAGTAGGTATATTGACTAATTGGAAGCAAGTTAGTTGCGGACAACAACATACAGCAGCAGTTAAAACTAATGGTACCTTGTGGACATGGGGGTATAATTTTTACGGACAATTAGGTAATAACACCACCACTATTCATTATTCTTCACCGATTCAAATAGGTTCGGGAACTAATTGGAAACAAGTTGCTTGTTGCGGAGGAGGCAACTATACAGCAGCTATTAAAACCGATGGTACTTTATGGGCTTGGGGAGATAATAGATTCGGCCAATTAGGTAATAATGATCCTGCATTAGTTAATCAAAATTCGCCAGTTCAAGTAGGCACATTAACTAATTGGAAACAAGTTGCTTGCGGTTATTATCACATAGAAGCTATTAAAACTGATGGTACTTTATGGGCTTGGGGATATAATGCCTATGGTCAATTAGGTAATGGAACGACTGGTATATTTTATTCCTCACCGATTCAAGTAGGTACGGATACTAACTGGAAACAAGTATCATGTGGTAATTATATGACTGCTGCAATTAAAACTAATGGAACATTATGGACTTGGGGTGTTAATGGGTTCGGCCAATTAGGTAATAATGATCCTGCATTAGTCAATCAAAATTCGCCAGTTCAAGTAGGCACATTAACTAATTGGAAACAAGTTGCTTGCGGACAACAGCATATAGCAGTAATCAAAACCGATAGTTCTTTATGGACGTGGGGATTTGGTAGTAATGGAGCATTAGGTAATAGCACATCTGGAATTAATTATTCATCACCGATTCAAATTGGATCACTAACTAACTGGAAACAGGTCGCTTGTGGATATCAATATACAGCAGTAATACAATCTAATGGTACGGTATGGACTTGGGGTTGGAACAGTCTTGGTAATTTAGGTAATGGAACAATAGGTATACTTTATTCCTCGCCGATTCAAATTGGATCACTAACTAATTGGAAACAGGTCGCTTGTGGTAATTATTATGTATTAGCGATTCAGACAGATCAATAACACACTTGCATAGCATAAACTAATACTATCCTAATTCAACACCAGACTTACTATAATAAACTAACTCCTGCAATATATAAGTATTATTAGGAGTTTACCTTGAAAAAGTTTCATTTCATCTCAGGACTTCCTCGTTCTGGTACTACACTATTATCAACTATACTTAAACAAAATCCAAGATTCGAAGCAAGTATCTCTGGCCCATTAGCAAGATTTACAAGAGCAGTTATTCAAGAATCATCGAGTCAAGGTGGATATCGGTTTGAATGTCCTCCGGAAAAACGTAAGAAATTAATTAACGGATTATTTGAAAATTATTATGATGATCCTACAAAAGATGTAGCATTTAATACTAATCGAGGATGGGGATTATTACTTCCGACTGTTAAAGATCTTTACCCCGATTCTAAATTAATTCTGTGTGTTAGGGATATCGGGTGGGTTTTAGACTCATTTGAAACACTACAACGAAAAAATCCTTATGGTTTTTCTTCTATCTTTTCCCCAGAAGAAAATGTTAATGTATACACCCGATGCGAAACACTAATGAATCCAGGGAGAACTATAGGATTTGCTTATAATGCGGTTAAACAAGCGATTACATCAGAATACAAAAGTTCTATTATGATTGTAGAATATGATAAACTTGCTAAAAATCCAGAATTTATGATAAAAACTCTATACAACTTTATCGATGAACCATATTTTGACCATGATTTTAATAACGTCGAAGCAAGTTATGATGAATTTGATGAGGACGTACAATTACCAGGTTTACATACTACTAGGAAAAAGGTTCAATTTATAGAACGGGAAACTATTATTCCTCCTGATATTTGGAATATGGTTAAGGGCATGGAAGTTTGGAAATAATCAATATATTGCTAGTCTAGATAAAACATAAATATAGTATCATCTAGAGAAAACAATGTCAGTAAACCAATTAGCACTCAGATCTGAATATGGATTTATTTCGCCGGGATTCACGGTCGATGCTAACGGAAACGTTAACATCGCAGGTCAGTTCCAAGTTAACGGCGTTCCTATTAGCGCATCTACTACTTCGTTACCGAGTAATATTGTTAGTAGCGGGTTAACCCAGTTAGGTACACTTTTATCATTAACTGTACAAGGAAATATATCAGCAAGTACCGGTACTATTCAGTTAAATGCAACTAATACACTTGGATTAACATCAACCGGCTCGCTTACAATAACTTCGGGGGCAAACGGGACTGTAAGTATTGGAACAGGTACAAACGGTTCGATAACAATTGCATCAAACGCAACTGGATATATGGACAATGTTGCAATTGGTTTAACTACCGCCCAATCTGCTAAGTTTACGAATGTTACTATTTCAGGAACATTAACGGACAGTTCGAGTATTCCCTATGTAAAAAATAATCCAAGCAGCACAGGTACGTTAGATAATACAAATATCGGAACTGTATCTCCAAAAGCCGGAACATTTACTGCATTAACTGCAACTACTAATGTTGCTCTTTCGCCGTCGACTACTGGAGCAATTAATAACATAAATATTGGTGCTACAACAGCAGGTACTGGTAGATTTAGCACATTAGCTAGCACAGGCGTATTTTCATTAACAGCTACATCAGCAACCCACACAATTAGTTCAACCACAGCATCGACTTCAGCATTAACAGGCGCATTAGTCGTGACGGGTGGAATTGGAGTAAGCGATTCAGTAAATATAACAGGAAATCTAACGATCGGTGGAATAGCAACACAATCGACATTACCAACATCTTCTAGTCATCTTACAAACAAACGGTATGTTGACACAAAATCAATAGCAATTGCAATAGCAATGTCATAAAGGAATTAATAATGGCAAAACAACTTATAAAAACTTATGTTTTTACACCCGGGGTAGCAGGCATAGGAAATATTCAAGTCCCAGGGAGATGGGATCTAAGTAGATTTCTAGTTATAACAAATGTAACGAGAAATCAAATTCTTTATAATTTTGCTGACCCTAGTTCAAGCGGAACAGCAGTTTTTACAGCAGGTAACAACACTTACTTCCCGTTCCAAACACAGGACAGTGATGGCTATACTACATTTACATTTACCGGTGTTAATACTGCTACCTATTTAAGCACAGATATTATTCAAATTTTCGTAGATGTTGCCGAGCAAACTATTCGTCCATGGCCTTTTGGTACAGACGCTATTGAACGTATGCGTGTCGCTAGTCCACAGTCGATGCTTGATGCAGACTTTGAATATGGACTACAGCCGACAAAATGGTTAACAATTAGTCAGCTACGAGGATATCCTTCGACTTACGAAATTCCCGGGTCTGATACTCCAGTAACATCAATCACAACAGACGCTTCTGCACCATATGGATATGCTGGAGCATCATTAATTACAGTAACAACAGCATCTGCACACGGATTCTCAGTTCTTACTCCAGTTAATATTAAAGGACTTTTAAACACAGTTCCGTTTTTTAGCAGAGCTGAAGGATCATTTATAATTTATAGTGTTCCGACACCTACCTCTTTTACTTACTACGCTAAAAACAAAGTAGGTATTAATAACGGTGATAGCTTGATGACCGGTGTTGTACAATTAAGAAAAGAAGCATATTATACCGGAGCATCAATCGGCTCAGCTGGACCAACCGTTACATATCAAAATGGCGCAGGGCTTAACGGATATGCATTAATAACGCTAACATTGTCATATCCTCACGGATTTGTACCAGGGGATACTATTCTTGTTACTATTTCGTCAGACAACGGGACAAATAATCATATATTAGCAAATGGTTCATTCTGGGTAGAACAGATCAATAGTAACAACAGTATATCATATACTGCTCGTGATACAGGAACAATTACAGGTACTATTATAGCATCAAATGTTTATGCAAGACCTGACTCATATTATGTCCATAGACCACTTGACGGCGGGGTTGCACTTGGTACCGGCGGCCCGGCTCACGGGGCACATGCAATTCGTCAAAGTAAAAAATACATTAGATATCAATCAGGTAAAGGCATCATGTATAATACAGGTGCATTATTTGCTCCTAACTACGATATTAGATCTATTTCAGCATCGGGTACTGCTATAGGAAGCACTATCACTGTTGTTACTGATAATTTAGATCACGGTTTACAAGCAGGATGTACTGTAAATATTACCGGAATACTTACTAGTGGATATAATGGTCAATATGTAGTGACAAGTATTGTTGACGAAAGAACGTTTACTGTTACTGCTTATCAAACATTAGCACTTACTACAGGAACACTTGGAACTCCGTGTGTTGTTAATAGTGTAAGTTGGAGTGGTTCAACTGTTCGTGCAGGAACTTTTGACGATCAAAATGGTATGTATTGGATGTTCGATGGCCTATACATGTACGTCGGACGAAGAACAGCAACTTTCCAAGTTGCAGGAACAATGGCAGTAACTCCGGATTCAAACAGTATTGTAGGAACTGGTACAAGATTCCAAGACCAATTAAAAGCAGGCGATCGACTTGTAATTAAAGGAATGACACATATTGTTTCATATATTCAATCGCAAACACAGCTATATGTAACACCTGATTATCGCGGTGCAACTGCATATACTGGAATAATCGGTGCTGCTGTTAAAGATATTATCGTGCCTCAGTTCCAATGGAATGTTGATCGTTGCGACGGTAGCGGTAGCTCATTTAACCCGAGCGGATATAACCTAATTCCATATAAAATGCAAATGATCGGTATGCAGTGGTCGTGGTACGGTGCGGGATTTATCGAATTCTTTATTAGAGGCCCAGAATCGAAGTTTATTTTAGTTCATAGAATGAAACAAAGCAACGTTAATAACGAAGCGTATATGAGATCAGGAAACCAACCGGTACGTTATGAAGTTATTAACGAAGGTGTAAGGACGTCATTAGTGAACCCAATTGGGCCAACTGATTCATCATTTACAGTTCCGATTACCGATGCATATAGATTCCCACCATCTGGTACAGTATATATCGATAACGAATTGATTTCCTATACCTCAGTTAATTCCTCAACAGGTGTTATTAGTGGATTAACTAGAGCATCAACTTTGACAAACTTCTCCGGCGGTGCTACTCGATCATATACTGCAATGCCTGCTGCTTCGCACAATGCAGGCGTTGGCGTTATTTTAGCAAGCATCACTGCAACTCCGCAAATCAGTCACTGGGGATCTGCGTTTATGACAGACGGTAACTTTGATGCAGATCGCGGATATATTTTCAACTTTCAACAAACAAACGTTTCTGCAACACCAAATCGTTCTGCGGCATTTGCAATTCGTTTAGCACCTAGCGTTTCAAATGGCCAGGTTGGTGATTTAGGCGATAGAGAATTGATCAATAGAGCTCAGTTACTTCTGCAAACTATTGAAATTACTGCGGGTACTGCGGGTACTAACTCTGCGTTTGTCGTCGAAGGAGTTCTTAATCCACAGAATTACAATTCTGCAACATGGATATCGTTATATTCGTCAGTTAACACACTTAGTACACCGGGCGGACAACCAAGTTTTGCACAAGTTGCTACTGGTAACTCTATAACATGGAATAATTCTCTTAACTCAACCTTTGCAGCATCGGCAAC